TAAAAATGTAAAAATAATATGTAAAGATAAAATTAATTTAAAAGATATACGTGATTCTAGTGAAATTAAATGTATATTAGATAATATTATTACTTAAAATTTGAGTTTAATTATTCATAATAATAATTCTCAAAATAAATTATGGGTGGTTTCTAAAATATTAATCTGCTTTTTTGCTCTCTTTCTTCTCATCTTTAGAGTATTCAAATAGGTTGAAAGCTTTTTAAGAGCTTCTTCTTTATTATTCATTAATAAGAGTTCTTCTTTTAATTTATGAACTTCATTATCTTTAATATATTCTTCATAGAATTCTATAAAGTCGTTTTCTTGGTCTGATAAGAGTGCATAATATAATCCATTTGATGTCCATCTAATACGTTCTTTTTTATCTGAATTAGTTTCAAGGTCTGTAATATTCTTTCTTAAAGGATTATCAAATAATGGAATACTTTCAAGCTCTTTAGTATCAGCCCATTTGTCAGATATTTTTTTCATATGATTAACAAACTCTTCATAATTCATATCGTGTTTCATTGTATTACATCCTCCACAACAGGGCCTACAATTTATTAAATTATATTCACGAATAGTATTATCAACTCTATCTAATCCAATTCCTTCAACTTGTTTATAACCACATAAGTAACAAGGTTGTCTAATTAATCTATCCCATTCCATTTCTGTAATTAAGAATTCAAGATTTCTATTTTCTGCTTCTTTTTTATATTTACTATATAGATTATTTTTAGAACGTGTATAATATAATAACCATTTATCATAAAATTCACTAGTTGGTTCTTTTATTTTTGAAATAATTTTAGCTTTAGCTATAAAGAATAAAGGATGATTAATATGTTTAATTCTATTACAAGTTTCGCAACAAGGAACACAATTTTCTTTAGTATAATGTAAAGTATTATTTACTCTATCAATACCAATTGCTTCTTTTTTGTTATAATATCCACAATAATAACAGGATGACTGGACTAGATTACTAAATTCATCAAAGTTAAAAGTTGTTTCATACCCTCTTTTAAGAGATTCTCTTATATGTCTTTTAAAATAGTTTTGAATAAATTCTAATTTTTCTTCTTTAAAATTGCGTGTATTTCTATTTCTATTATTTTCATATTTTCGTTGATATTCAAGACAATCATTACATTTTGTACTCTCAACATTGTGTATATTTTTAAAAGTTTCAAATTCTATTCCACATTTATGACAAAGTCTTTTATCAGATATATTTTGTAATTGTGTATTAATTTTTTTCCTATTGTTATTTCGTTCATTATCTTTTTCACGAGCTATTTCAAGACATTTTTCACAAGATGACATACCCTCATTACAAATTGTAAAACACCCCCTATCAATATCACAATATCTAATACTTTTTTCTTTTTCTTCTAAACGATACTTATCTCTTTCGTGTTTTCCACAAAATAATTCTTTGTCTTTTGCTTTAAATGTACACCCTTCGTGTTGACAATTATTTTTATTTTTCTTTTTATCTTCTAAACACTCTTTACAGGTTACTACTTTTTCAGGTTCATTTGTTAGTTCATTATCGCACCCTCTAAAGAAGAGACGACAATAACGAATACCATTTTCAATTCCTTCATCATATTTTTTATTACGCAAATGTTTTCCACAATATCCGTGCTCATTTGATATATTTTTACCACATTTATTACCTTTATTTTTCCCTTCTTGGATTGTTGCCTTACAGATATTCATTCTAAGAATAAATATTAATAAGTCTTTAAGTTGTACCCATTAATTATTTGTTTTCAATTTTATTGGATTCCAACATAATTATAATATTTTGAAGATTGTAATATAAAATACAGCACAAATAAGTACTGTACCCTTTAATTTGAATAAGCGAGGCCGCCCATACCAGACATAATGCGGAGTACATTATAGTTTGTTGCATATACGTATACAGTTGAACTTAGATTGGTACCCACTGCGTTGTTGCTTACCGTCAGCATCAATGTCGTGTTATCAATGCGGGACAAGTTGCACGTGCCAGAAGGCTGGTGTTGCTCAGGTTGTAGAGCAAAGCTGTACACATTGATACCAACCGCAGGTACATTTGTATGGTGTTGGTAAGGCTGTACCCAGTTAAAGTAGTTGCCATCACGCACAGAGAAACGATCGTGGCCGTTTAGCTGTAGTAGAGCAGTGATAGTGGGGTTCTTACCCGCCATACCCTCTACACGTGTCACAGAGTAACCAGATTCTAGCACAGAACGATCCCACCAGTCAGAGAAGTTGAAGGGTTGCTGACCCTTCCAAGGGTTGATTACATTATCGTCACAACTTACGAATGAGTCACGTTGCACAACCCATACTAACTCTTTGCAGGGGTGGTTGAAGTTCAGCTTGAGCTTATTCGCAGAGCTGGTGATAGATTCACCGCCCGTGAATTGCAATACATCAATCAGGTACTCGTGAGATACTTGGGCAAACTTGCGACGTTCATCGGTATCTAGGTAGATGTAATCAATGTATAGAGAGGCGGCAGCTAGACCACATTGACCCACACGGTTGCGGATGGCATGAGGGTCTGAGCTGTTTGAGTAGTCCCAGCAGAGATTGTTTAGCGTATTGAATTCTAGGTTAATACGCACCTCGTGGTACTGTAGAGCAATTAGAGGCAGAGCCAAGCCAGGGTTGCGACAGAACCAGAATTGTAGAGGGATATATAGAGTGTACATTGGCGCACAGCTCGTTACTACCTCGGATGTTAGAGGTTCACCACCATAGCAATCATTGTCACAAGTGCTTCCACCCTGGTATAGCAAGTTAGTTAGCTCAGGCACGTTACCTACCATCTTGGCGTAACCGGCTTGTTTGCCAGGCTCTTGGGTGAGTTCATTCCAAATATGTAGCCATTGACCGTAGTGCTTGTCGATACGTTGACCGCCAATCTCGATTTCTACATACTCAATTAGATTGTGACCAATCCAGTTGAGCCAACGGAATTGAGCACCAGAACCATCAGTCTGTTGTAGCTGTACTTGAGGTAGAGTGGCCTGTAGATACATACGGTAAATCAAATCACCATTACGTTGTACAGTGCAAGTTACCTTCTTACCGAAGTTAGGTGCACCGTTAAAGGGGTTCTCAATGGACTCCATTGCGAAGTTGGTGTGTCTGCGATAGACAACTTTAAAAACATTAATACCCTTCCTTTCAGAATACTTTGAAGCTGTGATAACACACCAATTTAAATTATCACGTTTTGTTCGCGCTTCAGGGATTGGACTATAACTTAAGCCTTGGCCAAAAGACCTTAACCCATCACCATTTAGTCTCTGAACTGCATTCTTGCTATTTAATATATTCCAATCCTAATTTTAATTTTAGTTTTAGTTTTTATTCATTTTATAAATGAAATGTGTAGTTTTTAACTTACATTTCAATCTCCATATTGCATTTTCCATAAGGAGATATTATACAATAAATAAATTCTAATATTAATTTTAGGACTTAGAATATTTAAAATAGTTTAGAACTTGGCTGCGGATTGCCCATTTTAATTGTTCAAAAAACAATAACTATTTTTAACCTTATTACCATACCTGAGTTATGTTCTCAGCCATAATTTATTTTCATAAACTACTTGGTAGTTAAAACTTTAGGGTGTTCCCGCAATTTGATGATGTTGCAATTTGATTTAACAAATCACTAGTAACTGTGGTAATTCAAATAGAATTATTGGTCCCACTAACAGACTTTATCAGATGATTATACCAATTTTCATCTGCTGGTTACTTTTCAACCCCTTTTAAATTGTTGAGGTAATTTGAGGGTTACCAGTTAAATAAACATCTTGTGCGCCATAAGCGACTAATTGCATTAATCCGCCACCCGTCATTTGTCGTTATATCCTAATGTAAGAAAAAAAATTTTAGAAAATCACAAAATGCCAATTTCCAAAAATCTGCCGGAATGGACAAAATATGTCAAACACACATAATTATTAATAACATAATTATCAATAATTCAAAGATTATAAACTAACCGCAACATCTTCCATAAACCGGGATGTAGCTAACAAAAAATTCAACATTTGGTTAAAATAAAATAATGTAGTGGTGTCTGAAGAAAAACCTAAGTATATTAGAAAAATACGAACATAAAAAATATGCGTTTCAATATAAAGATTGTAAAGGAGGCTCAATTTGTGAACACTATAAGCGACTAAGTTGGTATGTAGAATGTGAAGGTTGAAGAATTAACCAGATAAATTAACCAGATAAACAATTGAAATAATGTAACCCTTTATTGTGAAAAGGTGTAAAAAATTAAATTGCACTATGTTGAATTTGGAGGATTTAAAAACCACGTGCGCTTACCGTATAAGGTATATCTCAATAATGGGCGACAGTGCATTTTTTAAAGTAAAAAGTTCAAAACGGTCTAATCCAGAAGCTAGAACAACACTTGATGCAATTCATAATGAAAAAATTCAAAATATGATTATGCAAAAAGAAAACCTTGCCTTATACAAATCTGAGCTTGATGTCTTTAAAAGGCGTATTAATGAAACTACATCTGATATTGAAATTTGGCGTTTAGAGAGAGAAGCCGAAAATCTTGAAAAGAAAATAAAATCTATAGAAGATGACTCTGACTTAATGGACTATTATCTGAGAACGGGTGATATATTATATAATTATTATGATATACAAGATAAAATACAACAAGGAACAACATCATATACAACAACAAAAGCAAAACCTGGGTCTATTTTAGCTATTTTGGAAGAAGTTGCACAAGAAGAAGGGAATGAAATAAAGAACACAATTGAAGTGCCTATCGTTCAATCTGGTCTCCAACGACATCAACTACTAAATAATTATCTTCAGTTAGAAAATCCAACAATGGCTAGGAATGGCATTGAAGAGTATGACGACCCTTGGACAAACTGCGAAGTATGTGGAAATGAAATGAATATGTGCCTTAACGAAGCAAATTTAACTTGTCCAAAATGTGGGCATCAAGAATTTATTCTTGTTGATAGCGATAAGCCGTCGTATAAAGACCCACCACGTGAAGTTTGCTATTACGCTTATAAAAAGATAAATCATTTTAATGAGTGGTTGGCACAATTTCAGGCAAAAGAGAGTACCGAAATTCCATCAGAAATATATGATGCAATTCTTTTGCAACTTAAAAAAGAGCGTATTACGAACATGGCATCTTTAAAGCCAACAAAGTTGCGAGAAATTCTTAGAAAAATGAAGGCATCAAAATATTACGAACATATACCACATATTATTAATAGATTAAATGGTCAAAATGCACCATTTATGTCTCGTGAAGATGAAGAAAAGTTGCGTCATATGTTCCGTGAAATTCAACCGTCATTTAAAAAACATTGTCCAAAAGGTCGTAGAAATTTTTTATCTTATGGATACGTTCTTTATAAATTTTGCGAATTATTGGAAATGGATGAGTATTTAGGATGTTTCCCATTACTTAAGAACCGTGATAAATTATATTTACAAGATAAAACTTGGCAGAAAATTTGCGATGAAATGCATTGGGAATACATACGCACTATTTAAAATGAATCAAAATAGTCAAAATAGTCAAAATGTTTGATAATTACAAGATGTAATTAATTGTAATGTGTATAATAACATATTACAATTAATTATAATATAACATATAAATTATCAGTAATGATATATATTATTCAAAACAGTTGATTTCTTACATACGGGGAAAGCCGACCAAATTTGCGCCGAGTCCAAATCCTGCGCCTTGACGTGCTGTAACACCGACACTTGGTGAAACAGCATCTAGTATAGCAAACACAACCGCCGCTAGAACAGCCAGTGTAGCTACTTCATCAAGAGGAAGAGCCTTCTTAGGGATAAATATTGCGGCCGCAGCAATTACTAGACCTTCAATTAAGTATTTGATAATGCGATTTACAATTTCAGCAAATCCGTAGCCCATCATTCTATATTCATTCATAAGAAAAAAACTCACAGTGATATCCTTAAACTATCCTCAACTGAGTTTAAAGCTTTCAGATACAGTGATTACTAGACAGTATGAATAGTAAAAATACACCAACCGTAGTTGAAGATTTTCTTGACGAAGATGCCGAAATCACGGGTCAGCGTTATGTCCTATTGAGCTTCATCAGTCCGGAGAATGTTCTTGATAAAAAGGAAATTCACTTCTTTAATAAGTTTTTGGAATCATATGAAGTTAATTGGAAAATTAAGAATTTGGAGAAATATATGGTTGACATTGTAAAAAATGTAAATGACCAATTGGATGAACGTATTAAAGCATTGGAGACAGATGGACAGATGGAACAAGCAACGATTTGTCGTAAAAATCGTCTATTGGTGGACGATGTAATGTCCGATTACAATAAATTTATTCAAAAAAGTCGTAGTAATATTTCAAAAACATCAATTGTTGATGCGTATGAGAGTTTTATGTATGCAAATAAGACAAAATTGGAGGAAGAGTTTTATTCATTGAACGAATTCCGCACATCCGTAAGAGGTCTCAAAGTTCGTGGAGTGTATGGTAATTCAAAAGAAGCCGAACTTAAGGCAAAGAAATTGCAAACTAAAGATAAGTATCATCATATTTTTATCGGTGATGTTGGCAAATGGTTGCCATGGGATCCTTCGCCTCATGAAATCGCTGAACAAGAGTATGCACAAGATGAACTAAATACTCTTATGCGCAAATATAAGGAAAATGAAGATAATCGTGAAAAATTCTTTGATGAACGTTCTAAAGGTCAAGTCAATTCAAAACAGGTGTTTGGTGGCTCATCAGGTGGTAAAGCAGATTCGTTTGGAAATATGTTTGATTCTTCACCAGACCTTGCTTTGCAACGGAAAGTAGAAAAAGCATCAGTTACAATTGAAAAAATAGAAGATACTAATTCTGTAATTGAACCATCCTCTTAATTTCTATTATTAATTTAATAATTATTTTTGTTAGTATTATGAGTAGTATCCAGTTGTAGGAACTGAACCGCCTACATAGGTTGAAATACAAGACTGTGTTGCTCCATCACAGAATTGCCCTTCGGGACAAGGTTGACCATCTTCATTTGGGGAACGGCAAATATAATTTGTATTTAGGTCAGGTCTCCATGTGGGTAATTTAGAGGCAGATGCAACCGCAGGTATTTCAGAAACACCATTTGACATATCTTGAAATCCAGAAATTGCAAAATGTGTCGTTTGATTATTAATATAATGCATTATCATAGGTAATATTACAATTGCAACAACAAGTAGTAAAAACATTGCACCTAATCCCATTGGTTTTGTACGAGCCATTTTCTAGAAAATACACAGGTTATTTATTCACAGCCTTAAATTTACAATATTTGGGGTATAATTTGCAAATTAGATAATCGTGGAAGCTTTTGCGGAACATCTAGTTTACAATATCCATTAATACACCGTATGTTCTTTCCTTGACAAGGTGGCAAATCAACACCACATCTTCCTAAATCTACAAACGCATCTTCTTGGTATTCCGTTTTTAATATTATAATTATCATTACAATTGACATTATAATAAATATTGTTCCAGACAGGTGTCGTAAATTCATTTCTTATAAATATTAATATTTCTTCTGTACATTGATTGCTGGTCCTTTTAATTTCGTACTTTGTCGTGGGTCAAACATATTTACGTCCTCTTCCTCTTTTATACGTGCTAACATTTCAGATTGTCTCCATAATTCTGGCGCACCTAATTTAAAATCTCCATGAATATCTGCTTTATACCAAAAAATGGTATCTTCCAATTTATTACTTTGTGTATTGTTATTAACCACAAGGCATTCATAATTCTGTGTGCATTGGTCCATCATTTGACAGAAAAATTCAAACGATGGAAATGCAGAACCATAATTAGTAAAAAGCCGTTCTCTATTATTTTTATAAGGTTCTCTTAAAATAAAAACATAATCCACGTTTGTTCTTAGAGCCGGGGGGATACCTAATGGAAATTGCATAGTAATAATAAAAAACACTTTCAACCAACGTCCATTCATGAATAAATATCTGATATTTTTATCATGTGTCCACGAATCGTCATACATACAATCATCCAAAATTAAAAATGCACGTGGATCTATATTTGATTTTACACCACGGTCTGATTCTTGTTGAATCTTATTCATTACAAGTTTTTGTCTTTTTACGAAATTTGCTAAAATGACAGGATTGTATTCTCCGTGAATAAACATAGGTGGAACAATTTTCTTAAAAAACCCATTTGATTCTTCTGTTCCAGAAATCACACAACCCATTGGCAAATCCTGATGATGAAACAACAAGTCTCTTACTAGAGTTGATTTACCTGTACGCCGTCTTCCAATAAATACCACTACGGCATCTTGTGGAACAGATTTCATCACAAACTTCCGGAGTGCAACATTAACACCACCTTGCGCAGACATTGTATTCTAAGTAAAAATACAATTAACAAGTGTGCTAAATAAACACATCACATCTCTTTCAAACAATAAGATGAAGGCAGTTCTTAGGAATCTTCAATGCCAACCGTGCAGAGAACGTCAATTATCTGAAAATGAAACTAATACATTTTCAGATTATTCATTTTTACAACGGTACTTTCCAGCACTAGATTCATTTAAAATACCAGATACAACTTTATCAAATACACTCATTGAACTTCCATCTAAATATTATATTGATTCGTGGATTAAACCAGAAGACTCTGAAAATAAAATTATGATTGCGAATCGTGCATCCAAAGATTCCACATCTATAGAACAATGTAAAGTATTTATTAAAACAGTACACCTATTGAACCCTATTGATGTTATAAAAGAAAGATATATTATCCCAAAGCATCCGTTATTACCCCAGTCTGGAAATACATGGAAAAAAACGCTAACAAAAATTCATAGTCGTAACAATCAAGCATACGTTGATACAATTGCAAATTTCGTATTAAGCAGATTCAGAGAATTAAACTTAACCCCACATTGCAATTACTTCTATGGTGCTACTACAGGTATTAGCAATTCATATAAATTTAATATTTCACAGGAATTTGATACATTTCGTCATTGTAGATGGTTTTGGAAAGGAATAAAAGCTCATAATGCTAAATTATCTATTGTTAATAATGAATTTGACGAATCAGATGAATTTGATGACATTTGTAAAGAATTTACAATGTGTCCGTTTGATGAAACAGATATGTCTGATGAAGAATTGGATATGTTATGCACATTAGAAACAAATGCAATAGATAATTCAGATTTAGAATCAATAAAATCATTTACATTTGAAAGTATGGATGAAAATATCAAATTAGACAACAATATTTTTAAGCTTAAAAAAACATCATTAAGACAATCTTTAAAACAATCAGATACAAGTTCAGAGTCCGAATCCGAATCATTCTGAAGACACGTTTGATTATGATTTTGATGTTTGTTTAGAAATTCCAAATATGCCCGTTATATTGATACAACAAGAAGCACAAGATGGTGTAATGGATGACCTTTTGGAAGAGGATGCGATTGATACACACAAACGTGGCTCACAAGGATGGGAAATGAGATGGATTGCATGGTTATTCCAAATAATAGCAACTCTATCATTTTTGCAAAATGCGATTTGTTTTACACATAACGACCTTCATACTAATAATATTATATGGAGAGATACAGATAAGAAATTTTTATATTATAAGTCTAAATCTGGAACAGTATGGAGAGTTCCAACATTTGGTAAAATTTTTAGTATAATTGATTTTGGACGTTCCATTTTTAGATTAGGCCGAAATTTATGGGTATCAGATGACCACTGGCCAGATCAGGATGCAGGTGAACAATATAATTTTGGACCATTTTTTGATAACTCACGTCCAAAAAATCCCCCCAATCAATCATTTGACCTCTGTAGATTAGCAGTAAGTTTAATTGATGGGTTATACAATGAGAAACCTCCAAAAAAACGAGGTAAAACTGTGAGAATTCTTAGTGAAGAAGATGGCTGGAAAGTATATGAGACACAATCTCCATTATTCAATTTATTATGGAGCTGGACTATTGATGATAATGGCTGTACAGTATATGAAGACAAAGAAGGTAATGAAAAATATGATGGGTTTGATTTATACATCAGAATCGCACATGACGTTCATAATTCAGTACCTAAAGACCAATTTAACAAATCCATATTTCAACAATATAAATGGACACAAAAAATTCCGCAGAATGAAATATTATATTCTTTAGGTGTATAACACTAGTATCTAAAATGTTTATGCGTCCCTTTATATTTACGATGAATCTTATTATGCACTTTGTTATGTCTCTTTCTTGTTATATTTTTAATTTTACGTCGACGACCTCCATCAATTGTTTTAATAATGTCATTTAATTTATCAACTAATTCTTTAACTGAAGCAGGAGGATATGAACCAAATACATGTTTGACCATTTTGTCTGATATAAGATTACCAACCATTTCACGAACAATGGGAATAGCCACCGTCTTATTACATCTAAAACTTATATTTTCTAATGGTGTTTTTGAATTCCAAGACATTGTATCATTTACAATGTTGTAATCATATTTACATATTTCTTGATTATCATAATACCCCAATACGGCTGTACATAATTTAATAAAATCTGGTTTTCTAATGATTTGATTACTCACTACATTAAACTTACGATTAGTTGTGTTTTTAATTGATAAAATAGTTGGTATAATATCATTTAAATATTTTAAACGTTGAATATGATTAAAATATTTATGTCGTGCATCTTCCGAAAACAAATCCTTGCGTTTTCCTTCAATAGCATCAATATTATCATAATACAGACTATAAAATTTCTGTATAGGGTATGAATCATACTCCATTGATGCTTCCAATATTCTCTTCAATGTTTGGTCAGTATTAAGAAAGAAATTTCCCATTAGTTTTGTACTAATTTTCAAATCATTGGGAGAAGTATCTGCTACAATTTCATTCAAAATAAAGACAAACTCCATAAAATGTATTGGTTCAACAATATCTTCATATTTAATAATACATTGAATTTTCAACATATTTGATGACCGTGTTCTAACCAGCCACATATTACCTATTTGATGACTCATATCCGCATTTTGTGCCTCATTGTCTTCTTTAAATGAAAATGGAACAGTTTCTGCAAATATTTGGTCTAATACACGTGGAGGTATTGATTCAAATCCAGACACAACTTGTGAAAATAACCACGCAGTATAATCATCAACCAATTCATTATAAGAAATATTACTACTTTCTGGTTCATCTGGTCGTCTAATTTTAGTTAAATCTGCTAACTGAATATCGATATCTTGACGAGGAGATACTGAAACAATATTAGGGAATGCACATAACAAATCAATGTCTCCTGTAGGGTCTGTATATTTATGTAATGGAGGTATACCTGGTAGTTTATCACGTTTAAATAACATATCCATAATTTCATATACACATCCGCCAAAATAATAGTATGGTCTTACATATTTACCATTTTTTAATTTAAATCCTGCAGATACGTTTACAGTTTTACGTGCATAACGATGTTCTTTCTTGGGTTCATTTTCGTTCTCTTCTGCATCAAGGTCAAAAAATACAGTCAATGGTCCTGAATAGGAATAAGACTCGTATGGTATGTTTTGAGCCAACTGTAAAAAATATGATGCATAAGGAAATATACGTTTATTTGATGCTATGCGTTCTTTATCTTTCGTATATTTATAATCCGAATCCTTAATCGGAGCTATATTTATTCCACCACCATTAACTCTCATTTCTAATTATATTAAAGTAATTTAGAAATGAGAATATTATTTGTTATAAAATATAAATATTATAGTATATCATTTAATTTATAGAAACGCTTTGTTTTTTGAATTCCTGAATAATTCCCATAATTTGTCGGATTTCTTCATCAGTGAATTGTTTTTTCTCAATTTCACTACATTCCAAATCATTCGCACCTGCCTTTACAAGTGCTTCAACACATTCGGTATGCCCCATTTGCTTTGCTTCTTGCAAAGCAGTTAATCCTTGACTATTAGTAGCTTCAATATCCACACCTGCCGTAATTAATTCAAGTACACAATCTAATTTACCATGCCACGCAGCGTTATGTAATGCAGTATGTTTATGAGAATTAACTGCATTCACATTAATACCAGCTGAAATTAGAGATTTAACACATTCTATCTGACCATTAATTACCGCAATATGCAATGCTGTTTTTGAATCTGCAGTAGTTAAATTAATATTAGCGTTTCCAGCAATTAATGCATTAATACAATTGACATGCCCTTTACGAGATGCATTATGAATCGGAGGGCCATCCCACGCATTTTTTGCATCAGGGTTTGCACCCGTTTTTAGAAGTAAATTAATGCACTCTACATGCCCATTATCTGCTGCGTGATGTAGAGGCGTATACATCATTACATTATCAAACTGATTAACATCACAGTTATCTGAATTTAATAATTCAATTAACTGGTTAATATCCCCATTCTTTGCTGCATCATGTAATGACATTAATAATGTATGGTATTATATAATCCTTTAAGTTAGCTCGTCGGACAAGGACATCCTCTATCATAAACTGTACATCCTTCTTGTTTTTTGTAAAAGGCAATATTTCCTGTTTTTACCGTATTAATAATAGATTGGTCGTATATGCCCAGCATTGGTGCATATCCAGTATTAGGATTAACTGGATTTTGTATGCGATTAATAAATGAACCGGACTCGGTTTTAGCTTTTCGTCGTTGTGTTAATAAAGAGCTATCAAATATTGTTGTTGGCATATTCTAATAATATAAAGACATTATCTTCCTGCTAATCGTGGAGGACCAACTTGTAAGTCTAATTCGTTGCCGTTTATTACATCAGTAAATGGTATTGAAACTGGAATAGAAAATGTTGGGAAAATGTCTGGAGTCAATACACCTATAAATGCAATAAGTATTGAACCACTAATGAAATCTTGTAATACTTGAAGTTTAGTGTATTTTTTATCTTTAAATTTACTGGCGGTAAAACTTAAAGACGTAAATACAATCCCTCCAACTAAAATCCAAGGAAACCAAGTTGGCATCATTATTCAATTAGTGTGAGAAAAACACAGTAATTCCATCCGCACTTAAATAGTATTATAAGTCTTCATAGTCATCAATTTCTAGATTATCAGATTTATTAGTGTTATCTAACTCGTCAAAATCCAATCCTTCTGATAATGGAATTCCTGCATCATCTAAAATTTCAAGAGCCGGGATATCGTCGTCATTATTTTCATCAGTATTGTCTTCGTCGCCATCTTTTGGATCGAAAATCATATCTGATGCATGTGGATTATCCGAGTCAAACACTGCATCAAATTCTCCAAATCTAACTGTAGGTTTGTCGTCAATAACAATTGTTGGTATTGGTAGTGTTGTGGTACCCTTTAAAATGCTAGGCGGTTTAGAATCTAATTCAGAAGTCTGAACATTATTATTCTCATGTAATAATGTATTGCTTCCACTGCTTCCACTGCTTCCACTGCTTCCACTGCTTCCACTGCTTCCACTGCTTCCACTGCTTCCACTGCTTCCACTGCTTCCACTGCTTTCATTAGTAATTGATTCCTGTAATATATTTGTAATAACAGATGATTCCTGTTTATCTTCTTGTTCATCATCTGATGCATCATCGGCTGTATCATCCACTGTGTTAGTTGTATCGTTACTTACAAATTCTTTTAATATGGACTTAACAGGAACAAGACTTCTAACTGCTTGTAAAATACCTTCGTTAATTATTTGTTCAATACCTCTGTAATTCTGCTGTTTTTCAATTCCAGAAATACCATCTCTAAATAAATATGTTGAACTCCATAGTAATTTGGATGTTTCACATAATACTTTAAATAAAAAATGGTCTACTTTTGGTACATTAATTTCAATCTTCTTTTTAGTAGATGATAGTCTAATTGCTGTTAAAACCTTTGTATGTGCAATAAACACTGCTGTTAATAAATCTTCTAAGTAGTCGCATCCAGAATTAGTATTAATTCTATTAATTTCACTATGTACTTTTTCCATATTCCAATCGTGTATTTCATTAAGATATGTTTGAAATTGCCATAGTGTTCTTTTTGGTTCTTTTATCATTTCTTGTTTAGCTTTTTCAAGTAATTCAACAAAAAATTGGAAATATGCTGGTACTAAAAATACACAAAGCTGTTTTGTATATTCTGTACGTGCATCTGAATAAACTGACAATATTGAGTCTGACCCACGATTCATCTCTTATTCATTATCTGTTGTTGTTGCAGTCTTGTATAACGCACAACCTAAAAGCGACCATAATGACCCAGATAATTCAATGCATTTGCCGTAGTCTTTTAATATCTGAACATCTGCTAACAGCGGTTTAAGCAACGTTTCCGGATTATAACCACTTTTAATATACTCAATAAGCTTGTCTCCGCATTTGTCTCCGCATTTGTCTCCACCTTCTCTATTTTTACTTATTTGCATAACAATTTCATTTTCTTTACACCTATGAAGATATGTAGTTTCCCATATATCAGGATAATTCAGTTGTAAAAATGCACATTGTTTTGCACGACGGTAAGAATACTCGGTTTTCTTTAAGTAATCATGAATCTGTGAAGTATTAATATCATGAAATGTATTATTGAGATATAATTCTAAATCTGGCCACGATGGTTGATATAATCTTTTAATAACACATCTTGACCGTATCGGCTCTTGTAATCGTCCTGCATCACGGCATTCTAAAATAAATAGTACATCTTTAGCATGTGTTTCTAGAATTCTTCTTAAAAATGCTTGTGCTTCAGGTGTTAAATCGTCTGCCCCCTCTAACCATAAAACTGCGGGTTCTGTGCGACGTGCCCAAACATGCAGTTTTTGTCGCCCGTCTCGCAATGTCCTATCTTTTCTACACGGACACACAAATAATTGTTTTTTAAGCTCCTCTGCATACCGTTGAATCCAATAACTTTTACCACATCCTGCTGAACCTGTTAATATTATAGGTGTGTTATCCATTATTACTTATTTGTAATGATATCTTCTTTTATACTCTTTATATAAAGAGTATTACTTATTTATGAATATGTGACTTACGTCTGTTGTTTTTGCGACGGCGTGTTTTGCGATTTTTATGATGGACTGAACGTTTTCCACCTTTTACTACATTTTGCACTCCTGCAGTTGTAGCCCATCGCATAATCGCATCAGATGGTTGTGAATTTGATACTCTATAATTTACTGGAGCCGTACCACCCGCCATTTTCATGCTGGGAATTTCAATTGGATTTGTCACAGATGGAACTGCGGAATTCTTACGTGTTGAATTACTATTTTTACGAATTGTATTCTTACCCATAACATTCGGTACAGCACCTGATACACTACTGACAACAGATGATATTGCTTTTGTCATTGTATCCAAAATTCCACCAGTATTAGATTTAGTCGGTGCATTTGAATTCAATGTTCGCATTCTATTCATTCTATAATTTGAATATATTTTATACAAATAATCCCTAATATAGATGGGGTTACAATGCGTAATTTGCATACCGTAAAGTTGTATTTTTATACAAATAAATTAGGAAGAGGATGATGCTAAATATGCCCTGTACTCACGTATTGAATTTTCATCTATCTCCGCATTTTTTCTTAAACTTTGCATTAATGGATTATTATCTACTGCCTCAATAGAACTATATTGATTTCTTTCTCTACTTACATCTAAATTTAAAGGAACTCTGTATTCAATACGTCCGATATCACCAGCTCCTGGTGTAATATCCATTGAACGATTTACAGCTAATGCACGGTCATTAATAAAATCAGTATCTAGTTTATGAGTTGTTTGACGACCTGGATCACCTTTAAATACTGCAACATTTCCTGAACCAGCAATTGGTCGTCGTCCTCTCGCAACTTGTTCTTTATTGGGGTTTGTACGCATATTATATGCGGCGGTTGGATCCATTGCATCACTCCATGCACCATTGCCACCTGGACCAGTCCAAGATAAATTTGAAGATAATTGCGATTTTTGTGTTGGACGAGCAATATCATCAGGGTCATATACCTTTAATCTATTTGGCGCAGAAGCTGTTCCCGCAATACCAGGGCGATCCAAATAAATGGTTGTTTCTTTTACAGTTGTACGTGCAATATCTTTTGGATCCCAAATAGTTATCGCAGGTGCTTGTTCTGCAAAAGTAATTGGTGTTCCATTCATCCGAATATTACCAATAGTCTCGCTTCTACGTGTGGGTCGGGCATCATCTGTATAATGCGTTGCAACTAATCCGTTATCTATTGGTGCAGCGTTTAACGCCATAACTCTTTCAGACGTTTCATTGCGTTCATTTGGTATTATTTCTATAGAGTTCTTTCCATAATCTGCAATGGGTGCATCTGTGTCTTTAGTATAATATGTTGTCATATCCGCATTACGATATCCTGCTCCGCCATGTTGCTGTGTCATAGGCATACGATATGAGCCAGTTACATAACCTTCTCCAAAATCTTGCGATGAAGCAATACCACCATACTCAACAGAAGTTTCTGGGCGAGATGTGTGTGGCATAACCTGAACAGAACGGACTGTATCTTTAATAACATCACCCGTTGTTACGAAAAATCTTTTACCTGTTTCATCTATGTAAAATGTGTCTGGTTTATATTTACGAACTTCTCCAGCGTTATCTACTGTTGCATGTGTTCCGATATAATGTTGACCAGGAACCATTGGTTGATTAAATGTTTCTTTTGGATTTGTTAGGACACGTAGTTCATTTGTATCTTTGGGTCGCATAATTTCATTAATTTCCAGTTGTTGATATCCACCTTTTCCTGAAAATCCAAATTTTTCACCAATACCCGAACTAACTTTGGTTGGTTCAAAGGGACGTTCTCCATTTCGTGATACTGGTGCTTGTGATGAAACACGGGACTGGAAAAAATCATTGTTGTCTTCCATACCAAATGGATTACCAAATGGCGCACGAGATGTTTCAAACATATTTTCTACCTCACGCTTTTTAATTTGACTTGAACCATTACCAGTATAAGAATCCAATAAAGAAGTGTTTGCCTGAGGTGCAATATTCTGTTTAATACGACCACCGAAAAATGGTTGCATATTGTTATGTTTAAATTCATTTGCGGGTATTTTTTGTCCAGAAAGAGGGCTTACGACATATTTTTTATCAATATAGGTTGGTTCGGATTCTGTGTTATCTGATCTGAATTCCATCATTGGTACATTTGAATCAATTGGAGATGGTGCTGGTTGTGTACCCGGGGTGTATCCAGGAGCATATGGTGGTGTATTTGATGAATATCCTAATGCTGTGCCGTATGGTCCATTACTTGGTTCAGATGGGTATGTTTGTCCATTTGGCATTTTGTACATCATATCAAGTTCTGGCCCAAACCCAGTGGCGGAGGCACCTTTTGGAGCTGTTGTTAGAGGATCTGAATTCATCCCCCTTGCTGCGGGAATAAAACCTTCTCTAACTCCTTGTTGGCGTTTTGGAGTTGTTAAAAGAGGATATACTTTGTCAGAAGGAGGAATACTCGCTCCCGCTTTATAATTTTTATCCATTCCTCCATTAAATCCCTCTTTATTACCACTTGCTTTGGAGATTAAGTAGCCTAATCCTAAAAGTCCAGATAGTGCTGCGATTTCCATACTACTGGCAATAACCTTTAATTTTTTTGGAAAAAAGATACCAAGCGTATAAACCTAAAAGTAGTAAATAATATATAATGATTAATCTTGATATTAACTATATTAATGAGGGATTTATTGAAGATAATAAAACTATATTCTTTACTATTACTAGATTACTGTGTGATAATAACAAGACCATTAAGCGTCGCCTACTATTCACGTTCTAACCCTATAGATCCGTATTTCAATCAGGATAAACATTACATAAAGAAAGAGTCGCCTATCAGTTTTGAAGGCATCAAGAAGACCTTAGCACACAGCATAAATTAGGTCAAGGAGAAGAACTATGATAACTATTTCATAATTACATTCAACGCAAAATGGTTGAAAAGGACAGGAAAACTCGTAGGCGAACTTTCAAACGCTATAAAAATTGATTATTTCTGATCAACAAAACAGATTAGTTAAACATCGTTGAACCATTTAAACATTTTATGCGTCTAATATAAAACGAAATGGTTACCTATACCTGCGATACTTGTGATAAAGTTTTCACACAGAAGGGTCATTACAACTCGCACAAGGCAAGAAAACGCCCTTGTAGGAAGGATGATAAGATTGAAAAACTTGTTGAGAAAAAAGTTCAAGAAGCACTGGCGAAAACGAATATCGTTGTTCCTATAATTGAACCAGTAATCACTAATAGCATACAACCACAACAAATGGAAATCATCAAGCCATTTGTGAAATGGGTTGGAGGGAAGACACAGATTATTAATGAGGTAATTGCCCTATTTCCAAAAGAAATGAATAACTATCACGAACCTTTCTTGGGAGGGGGAAGTGTTCTTCTTGCCCTTCTATCATACAAGAACAGCGGGGCTATCAAGATTTCTGGAAATATATATGCAAGTGATTTGAATTCAAATCTGATTGGACTCTATAAGAATATTCAATCAAATCCTGATGCCCTGATTACAGAAGTAAAAAAACTAACAGATGAATTTGCTAAATGTAAGGGAAATGTTGTAAATCGTAAGGCATCAACTATTGAAGAAGCTCTAACATCGCCAGAATCATATTACTTCTGGATTAGGTCAAGATTCAACTCATTATCAAAGGAGGAACGCACAACAACAACTGCATCTGCTATGCTACTCTTTATGAATAAGACTTGCTTTCGAGGTGTTTATCGTGAAGGGCCAAAAGGTTTCAATGTTCCATTTGGAAATTATAAGAATCCATCAATCCTTGATGAAGAGCATATCAAGACTGTTTCAGTATTGATTAAAGATGTATTATTCACAAACTGCTCATTCAGTGATTCATTAGGAAAAGTTGCGTCAGGTGATTTCGTATATCTTGACCCACCTTATGCTCCTGAAAGTGATAAATCATTTGTCTCCTATACATCGGATGGTTTCAATCTGGATAATCATAAATTGCTGTTCAAAATATGTGCTGATATGAAGGCAAAAAATGTGAAGATGCTAATGAGTAATGCTGACGTGAAATTGGTTAAGGACGCATTTTCATCATCAATATATACTACAAAAATAATAAGTTGTAGAAGGGCTATCCACTCTAAAGAGCCTGATGCTCGAACAAATGAGGTTCTGATTACAAACTTAGAGATCTGAGAAAATCAGATGCTCCAATATACTCAATTCTATTTTCACGGAAGAAATCAAGGAACTTCTTTTTTTGTGTGCTACACTTCACACCAGGTAAATTTCCATAACTTTCTCTACATACCTTTTCTGCTCCACCCATGCACAGAATCTTCAATGGTTTTCCGTAAAGGTCTGGAATTTCGGCATACTTGAAAGGGCATCCAAGAATCTTTTCTCCTGCAGTTCCGCTTGTGTGGAATGTTTTTGTCTTTGCTTCTAGAATAGCATCATCTACTTCCGAATCTGGTTGATAATGCTCTTTCTTTACTGGCTTTGAAATCTTCTTGCCGAGCAGTGTAAATTTCTCTTCGCAGATATGCTCTCCAAACTTATTCGTCCATTGCTTGTCTAACTTCAAATCTGGACGACGAATCTTTAGCATATCTTGTCCCCATTTGTCTTCAAGCAGTTTGTATTTTACTTCATCCGAAGTCTTGTTCTTCTTTTCAATAGGAGGTAGAAAGGATAGGTCTCCAAATAACCACTGGATTACCTCCTTCTTTCTGAGAAGAACAATATTGCTATTATTGTTGGAAGCAATATATTCACACACTTTCTCAATAACAGAGCCCATCTCTAGTTCTACTTTTACAGGTATTTTTGCATTTACATCAGTTTCCGCATCAATAATTGGCGTTGAAACTGGTATAATCTTCGTCTTACAGGAACGCTTATTGTGTCCCTCTTGCTTACAGATAGAGCATTTCATTTTGGATGTGTGTTCAGTTTTGTTGGTGCTTGGCGATTCGTTTTTTACTGTATTCAAATTTTTGGTCGTAAGGACTGATTTGAAATACCAGTTTGTCTAATAAAAATTTGAAGCGCATATTACCCAAATTTTTGGAATAAATACATTCAGTTATATATCAACATAATGGAGTTACTTCATACATATCGTGATGGTTCAAAGCTATATAAAGTATCGGCATTAGCATTATGTCGTATTCCTATTTGGAAAGGTAATAGAATAATAGATAATGAGCATGTTAAAAATATTATGTGTTCTGTTAATTCAAATGCATACTTACTTGATTCTGGATACAAAACTATTCAGTATGACGAATTAGATGAGTCTGGAAATAATTATGTCAAAAAAACTTATTTAATTGACGGGCAACATCGTATTTCCGTTGTTTCCGATTATTTTGAAAACACTTGTGATGCAAAAGACTTTCCAGTTACTATCACAGAGATTAGAGTAGAATCTGAAGTAGATGCGATTGATTATTTCAATAAAATTAATAATGTTAAACCAATCAAATTCCAAGAAGACCCTAACTTAATAGTTAATAAATATCTGCAACGATTAATTTCGAGTTTCTCAACTAAAGAACAATTATTCCGAAATGGTGCAACCAAACGTCCGTATCTTTCTGTTGATAAGTTTCGTATTGCATTGACGAAAAGATTTGACAAACTTAAGAATGTTCAAATTGATAAGTTTGTTAGTGATTGTAAAATTATCAATGGAAAAATTACCAATGAACTAGAGATTCGCTCATTGAATGTGAATGATAAGGAAATTAAAATGATAAATAGAATTATTCAACTAGGTTTTGCATTAGCCTGGGACGAAAAATATAAATGGTTAGATACGATTCTATAATTTAGCGTATATATGCATAACTAGGATGCATATCTTTTTCGTGGCCTAATTCTGCAATAGCGGGTTGATTTGAAGGAGTGAAACACGTCATTTCTTTGTGTGTATTATATTTTTCTTTATCAATATTTCTGGATGGTATAAAAAAATCAAATGGCGTTTCAAAAGTTTCCTGAGGGTTATGAAATAATGGTTGCCATCTATTCCATCCTGTAGCACGAAGAGTACATGGAGGATCAACTAACCTGGCAAATGTCTGCGGTATATTTTCATCTGACGCATTATTTAATGGAATATTATTAAAATAATTTGTATCAGGATTATACTGTTTATCATTGCAACGAATCTTTGTACCAAGTCTATCAATTCCTTTTAAATCAGACTCTACATCCGTACGCCATTGTCCTTCAAGCCATGAATTTCCACTTTTTTGTATGCGTGTTGTAGGATTAACTGGAAACGTAGTAGGACAATTTGCAGCAGGAGGATTTAATTGATATCTTAGTGAATATGATGTTATTCTCATATCATCTGCTTGATGAAACGGATCATTTCGGGGTCTTGTAAGAGCCTGTTGCATTGTATAACAAGTAGTCATTCTTCTTATTTGGATGTTTTAAAAAATATTATTAAATAATACATATTATCAAATAATACGTATTATTTTTGAGCTTAGTATGTCTAATTAGTATTTTTCAGGCTTAATACAGACTTCATTCTTAAATGGCTCAGGCGCAACAACTGCAGGATACGCCCACATTTGATATGTGGGTAAATGCGTTTTTTTAACATTTATTTGCAGATTAGTTTTAAGATTATTCCGTGTTATTTCATCTTGATGTTTTGGAGGTTGTTGATATTGTCTTTTTGGACAATATGTATTTGGTATATTTATTCCTCGCAGATCCGATTCTAAATCAACCATATTTCCCTTGATTAAACTTACATCATTTCCGCCAACCATTCCCAGTATGTGTCTTTGTGGAACAGGATTAACAAACTGAGATGTTAAGTAGTTGTAGTTTTGAGGGTTTTCTTTTTTTTCCCAATGTGATGTCAAAAGAGTGCCGTATGCATCATGTAGATTACTCAAGTATATTGACATATTCTGATAGATGCGGATATACAAAAATTGACGAAAATAGTTTTTAATATATTATTACATCACACTATCTTTCTAAGACAATATCCATGAATCATATTATAATTTCACTAGACGGTAATATTGGAGCTGGTAAATCAACGTTATTATCTGAGATTCGTAAACGACTACATTACGTACATATTGTAGATGAACCTGTTGGACAGTGGACTGCACTCAAAAATTCAGAAGGCAAAAATTTATTGGAATTATTTTATGAAGATAAACGACGATGGGCATATACTTTTCAAAATTGTGCAATTTTAACACGACTGAAAAATATTCAAGACGCAGTTGATAAATTAGATAATTCTGTAAAATCACCACAAATTATTATTACTGAACGTTCTGTTTTAACAGATAAACATGTATTTGCACAAATGCTGTATGATGCTGGAGATATTGACCCACTTGAATGGGACTTATATGAATCGTGGTTTAATCTGTTTGGAAAAAAACATACTGTAAATGGTATTATTTACATTTCAACTAGCTCAGTAACATCCAAAGAACGTATCAGTATTCGTGATCGTCTTGGAGAAGATAAAATCGGTCTAGATTATTTAGATGCACTTGATGCACAGCATAAAAAATGGATTGAAAATACAAATATTCCTGTATTAACACTTTCAACTGAGATTGGTGTATCAGTTGAAAAAAATATTGAAGAAATAGTAAAATTTATTGAGTCTCTTACAAAATAAATTTGTACATAAAATAATGTGCACGTAAATATTCTATGCACAAATGTGGGTGCAATAATATTATTGGATATGTTATTTTTTAACAATTTACATCCCGTAAATAGGAACGGGTGGGAATTCCTCCGTGAATCCATCCGTTTGCTGCAACTTCGGGAACAATATTTTTTGGATTCTGAATATTTTGTTTTAAAACTGGAATCATAGGAGTGTATTGTTGCGAAAAGAATTGTTCTGTCACTGTTCCACATTCCTTACCCATCCGTACTTGTTCAGAATGCATTAAAAGGCTTTCAACATCTCGTGATGGGTTCCCACCAGCCATAAATGGTACTGATAAGAATGGACGTGTTTGTGGGCGAATTTGACAACGATTATTTTTAAATGCAGTTTGATTTCTTAATACTGAATCCGCATCAATCGCTGCATTATTATATCCAAAACCTTCACGGGGATAAACGAGAAGTTGATTCACTGCCATTGGATTAACGCCGGTAGCTTTCGGTGTTAAATTTGTAGTCATATATCTTCCTGGACCAACTGATTGACTATAAAATGATTCAATTCCACAAAGGTCGTCACGTGAGTGAGTTAATCTATTAATCTCCATTATCTCTGAATTAGTATAATATTATCTTATAATTTATAATCTCTTCATATAGCAAATAATATGAAGATATTATATTTCTTGTATATATTATAAAACCATATCACAATAAGCACAAGTAATTATACTAAAAATAGTGATATATTAAGATAATTTGGTAAAATACTATTTGGATATCAAATATTTATACATACAATCTCTATACGTATAATTCTTCTATTTTACGTCGCATACTGTTGAATCGCATATTATCTGGTTCGTTAATTGCAACACCCCAAATATCCTCTTGTGTAACTTCATTACATTTTATGGTTAAATGGTCTTTCAATATTTTTGTTTCTATATCTGCAACATAAATATCTATCACATTAATTGGCACCCATTCTTTTACACATTGTAGCAAACATTTATACCCAACAATTTCTTGAATAATACTTTTCAACTTATTACATTCATCCTCTGATGCAAATTCGTATGCTGATGCAATGTTGTAATAAATTCCCATTTTTTAAAATGCATTCCAGGCTATTAATATTTCAAATTTACAAGAGAATGTATTTTAAGATTAGTACGCTATTGCGCCATTATATCTAAGAATCCATATTAAGCCAGGTAACTGGACTGCCATCTGTTCCTGCTAAACAGGCTTCACGTCCACCCTCTTTACACGTTTTACCAGGAATCTTATATAACCAATTTGCAAATGCACCTTGGTCATTAGGAACAGTTGTAGATGGTTGTGTAATAAATTGTCGTTGTCCTTGATTTTTTCCAAACACGTCTGTTGGGTCTGAATACCATTGTACTCTGAAATAATCATCAAAGGTTTGTTTAACTGTTGCATTATCTACAGGATATGCCTCACCCCTTCCTGGATTATATTTAATTTCATCAAGTAATACATTCATAAATAGATTTCTGGCAGTGGGTGGAGTGTATTCAGGTAACATTTCTCCATAATATGGTGATGCATCGGTTTCTACGATTCCAAAGGGCTGAATACTTCCTTGTTTAGAACCACCATTAATGAATCCTTCAGATGAATTGGCAGGTGCCAAATATCCAGATGGATCTACATTTGCAATGTATGGTAAAGTATGATATGTATCCCATTTTTTCCTATTTGGCGAAGAAACTGATTCAAACTCTTTTTCAATTGTAGTTTCAATTGTTTTTTCTACTTTTCTTGCACTAGTTGTAAAACTTGTTGTAATGATTATAGCAACTGCAGTTAATGTACCAATTAGTATTGCAACAAAAATAGCAGACAATCCTCCTAAAACACTTGCTATCATTCCAACAAACAATGATATTATTATTAACCGGATAGCAAAATTCCAGGCAGAATGAGGACAACTTGGTTGGAATTCCAAACTAAAATTATTAAAAATAATATATATATCTTTCCAGAATGGAGGTTCGCATTCTGAATTCATATTATTACCAGTCATTATTCTAAAATCTATATACTTTATTTCTTACCAGATACGGGCTTTCTTTTGCTAATATTCTTAGTACGTTCAACCATTTCCTCATTAATAAGCGATGTAAGAATTGCGTCTGAGCGTGTTTTACTTGCATCATTTGTTGGTAAAATAATAGTATTATTTGAAGATGTGCGTTTTGCTTCTTTCTCTGAAGCTTTCTTTTTAAGGCGTTCTTTAACAAGAGATAGTCTGGCACTTGATTCTCGTCCAGCCGCTTTAGCTAAATTAAAATTTTCAAATCCAAATGCGGATTTGATGCCTTCCATCATATCAACAAATTGCGAGTTTTCTGAAAATTCCTTCATTAGTTCTTCTGCTTCTCTGGCAATTTCTTCAGGACGAATAGCTCCAGATACAATTTTTTGTTGAAGCCGTTTACCGATTTTATGAACTGTCTTTTGAATAATTGCAGGATTACTCCCAAACACTTTAAATAAAATATCAAAAGACCGGGATGGAGATTTTTCACATTCATCCATCATTTCTGGCGTAATTCCCAAATCTTCGGGTGTTATATCTTTCACGATTTCTTGCGCCAATTTTGCCATTTGACCTTTTAAGAACTTTTCTGGAATTTGTGGAAATCCATTCTCAAATAATTTCTCAAATCCAGATGTTTCTGACTGTGTTTCTGATTTTGTTTCTGACTGTGTTTCTGTCTGTGAATCAGATTTTGACTTAAAAACATTCATAAACTTTTTAATTAAATCCTGAAAATCACTACTTTCCAATTTGCCTTTCATTTCCTTCATAATGTCATTCATTGCACCACCCATCAAATGATTCATCCAATCAGAAGAAGAATCATCTGTAAATTCTGATTCCATTAAACAGCAAATTGATAATACACGTAGATATTCCCAAATAGCTTTTTGTGTACCATCTGACAATACATTCCATACATCGTCTGTAATCACTACGCCAGGTAAAACATATTTAGGATTAGTTTTTGTATCAGCCTCTGCATCATTGACTGAACCAAATGCATTTGCAACTTTAATTTGGTCTTTAAATTGTAAAAGTTTTACTGTATCTGATAAAGATTTTGCCTCATTAATCTCCTTTGAATATTCTGGAAATGTCTGAATTAAATCATTTGCAAACTCAAAATATTTTTTTTGAAACATTGATACCTCAGTTGTGGAATCTACCATTCTTCTTATGGGTAAGGACTAACCCTTTAAATCCCATTTTGTAAATAAATTTATTATATATTAGAAATAACATATAATAAATATATTAAATACACATAATAAATTAAAACAACCAATACTTTTAAGTAGATTGATTACTCTGAATAATTCGTTCACATAATGTACATAATACTTTAAGATATTGCCAAATCACTTCTTGATTCTGCTCACCCATTGAATCCCAATGCTTGTCAAAAATAGCCAATGCTGAAATCATTTCATTAAATTGCGTTGAAATCTTCTGTTGTGCTACTTGACGAATATGATTAATATCACGTCTAGCTACTGCAGGTGCAAAATCGTTATATACATGTTCAACAAATAATTCAAAAATTAAGCGTGGATTAATCTTTTTAGCTCCCTTGATTGCCTCAGTTGCCATTTTGATGTCCTTTTCTTCTGGAAAAGTCGTGCATAATTCATCAAAGAATTTAACAAGTTGTGTCGTAAATGCAGTTAGTACTGACATTATTATTAATAATAATATTATTAATATATATAATAGTCTTTAAGTTAGTATAAGTATATCTATTGTCTCATAACTGGTTTTGGCATTCCATTATCGCGCGATTTCATCATTTGTTCATACTGTTGGTCAAATAATTGCTCTTTTTTGCTTCTTTTCTGGTCAGACGTTGTTGATTGAAAATTAGATGCTTCTCTTGTACTAACTGCTTCTTGTCCATTAAGATATGTGAAATTATGTTTCATTCTTGCCCCCCCATTGCCCTGTGTAGTAGTATCATCTCCAATAAATGAGTACATGTCGCCAAATGCTCCGCCCATTTCATTATCTAAATACGGTTCTGGGTCAATCGTTGAAGGGTCAATTCCGCCCCCGCTATTTAATGAGTTATTGCCCCCACCATCCTTCATTTTACGTTCATATAACCAGTTCATAACTTCATTATCAGTACGAGGTTCTGGCTCTCCATTAATTACAAGTGTCGGTGTCTGTTTTAACCAAGATGGCAATTGAGGGCGATTTTGACTCGGATCTACACAAATAAATCTAAATTCTTTATGATATGGTGTTTGAGATATTTCTGTTATGAATGCTTTTGACCATGTACATCGGTTTGAATAAAAACAAATATGAATTGGTGATGGAGTACCTCTGTTCATCCTTTTCTAAATAAGGAACGAATCCTAATCCAGATGGACGCATATAAAATTGATTTAAATGTTCATTCGGAAGATATGTTAGGACGGCCAACAAGATGAACTTTGATAATCTACGAAAACTCGACGATCGCACTTATGCATTTACTTTATCTCCAATTCACGTATCATATGCAAATACATTACGCCGTATAATTATGACAGGTGTAGAATCAGTCGCATTTCGTGCAGATATGACATCTACGGGTTCAACTACTGATGTACTTGTAAAGCGTAACGATACTCCTATGACAAACGAAATGTTAGCTGATCGTATTGGCCTACTTCCAATTCACGTCACTGAACCACTTTCTTGGAAAGATGATAAATATATGTTTTCACTAAAAGTATCAGGAAGTAAAGATAGTACGACATTTGTCAAGTCCGGTAATTTCCAAATTAAGGAAATTGTACCTGGAGAAGACGAACCTGTAATAGTTCAAACAGACAAATTCTTTCCACCAAATCCAATTACTGGCGATACGTGTCTTATTGCTACACTTCAACCCGGTTCAGGGGCAACTCAACAAGTAATTGAAATTGAAGCAAGAGCGACTAAAGGAACTGGCCGTGAACATGCCAGATTTAATCCAGTTTCACAATGCTCGTATGAATATACTCCTGATTCAAACCCACAGCGGATTGAAGAAATGTTCCAAACTTGGTTGAATGTGGCTAAAAAAGCTGGTGGAATTGATAAAGGTTCAGAAAGATATAACGAATTGCGTCGTGAATTTAATTCTATGCAAATTAAACGATGCTTCAAAGTTAATGAAAAGAACGAACCTTTTAGTTTTGATTTCACGATTGAATCTGCAGGGGTGTTATCAGTTCCATATATTGTAGAACGAGCGTGTGAAGTTGGCGAAAATATGTGTAGTCGTTATGTAAATATTCATCGTGGTGAGCTTCCTTCAGAGATGACAATTTCATCAGCCGATTCACGTATTATTGGATTTGATTTCTTAATCCGTGGTCACGACCATACACTTGGAAACTTACTCCAAACTTGGTTGGTTGAAAATCATATTCAAGGAAATGCTACTCCAAAAATTACGTATGCTGGATACTCTGTTCCGCACCCTTTACGAGATGAAATGTTATTGAGAATTGGTGTTGAAGATGGAGAAGAATCAACTGCACGACTTGCTTTTGCAGAAGCGGCAAAAGGATGTGTAGTTATGTTCCAAAAACTTCGTGCATCTTGGCGTTCATCAAACGGAACGCCATCCCTTCCAACAGGAATTGCCACAAAAACTATTCGTCGCAAAACACCCAAAGTTGCCCCTTCATCAACCATTGGCTAAAAGGTACAATAAAATACAATATACGTTATAAAACATAATTCAATGTATTATTTTTATTGTATCATCATAATACCAAATATAAGATAAACTATATTCATTCGTGTATCATCTATCATCACGCATGAATGAATATATTGTATAACTCCACTATATATTTATACGCTGTACTTTTCTTCCAGTTCTTTATCTGTCATATTCCACAGTGTTGTATCAACCATTTTAACTAAAAATAAATTATCTGCAAGTTTAAATGAACGACTAATAATATTATCACGAGTTAATCCTTTAATAAAATTCATAGGGAAATCATAAGTTTTATTAATATCAGATGATTCAAATGTACCAAATAATATTTCTGGTGCAACTATGCGTATCCACTTAAAGTCTTTGAATTTTGGAAGCATACTGCATTCGTTAAAAGCATGAGTAATACGTAATTTTTCTAAAAAGTATGTTTTCATAAATACACCAATCTGTTTATTAAACCATTTGTTACCAATTGATTGTGCAATATTTTGCCATAATATTGTATAGTTATTTAGAGTTGTTTGATAATCTTCATTGAATGCATTTCTATTACACTGAATAGCGTCTTCTTCCATATCTAAATAATCATCCATCCATTGAAATAGTATACCAAGTGTATTGCCCCATAATTTCCAAAAGTCTGTATCTAGATTTGTACATATTGCAACTGTTTCTGTAACTAGTTCGAAAAGAATACCCGTTTTAAGAGAAGCCAATTCAATCAATGAACCTTTCTTGTCTAAATCATACCATTGACCTATTATTAGTCTTTTGAGTTTGGAACTAAGAATATTATACCATTCACCTTCATTTATAGAATTGGGTTTATTTGTCTTCCATATTTCAACCGCCATTGCAATGACATCATTTGCAATCATCAATGATTTATTTGGTGTAAATGTTGTATGAAGTGTTGGCTTCCCTCTTCTTTCAGATGCATTATCCATCCAAGGAGTATCGTCCAAAATAATACTTGCTACGTGTATGCATTCAATTGCAAATGCTAATTCTGCGTTTACAATTGAATCCGGACATAAATAATGCCATAATTCACAAAATAGAATGGGTCTAATTTCTTTGCCACCTGTGAAAAGATAATTCCAAGAATATTCAGCAATATCAGAAGGATGTCTTTCATACCATATTTTTCGCCATTTATTGTGTATTTGGGGTTTTAATGTATTCCATACATACATACTCTACTGCTAATTATTTTATTTCAAACATCTAATAAAATACACATTACTGTCATAATTTGTATTTTATTGTCGTAACTACTTTTAAGTTTGACTTCAAAGTGAGAATATACAATACACCGTGTATGAATATTCTGAAATTACATATTATTAATTATTTTTTTGAATTCATCAAACGCTAATCTATTGCATACAGTTGCGGTGTTAAAATGCTTATGTTGATTCCCTTTTGTAATAAATTTTGTTTTACAAAATTTACATTCTAGTTCGCCAACTGCCTGTTCAAGTAGCTCAGATACAATCAAATGAATACCCTTTGTAATTTTAGATACATCTGGTATCTCGGTAGTATTATTACGATTGTTACACCAATCATCACATACTTTAAAGCGTGTAAAGTGGCGTGTCAATGATGATTTATTTGAAAAAGATTTCATACAAGCTGTGCATTTATATTCTGGTTCTTGAAATGATTTGGAACTGTCCAGTACACTATCTTGGGAGGGTTGGCGAGGTTCAAGAGTTGGAGTTGGGGTTGGAGTTGGGGTTGGTGTTGGTGTTGGAGTTGGGGTTGGAGTAGGAATAGGGACAGGAGTAGGAATTGGGGCAGGAGTAGGAGTAGAAGCAATGGGGATACTATTGCATAGGTCTTCTATATTAATTTCTGATAGGAAATCAAAAAACTTCTTCTTTGTCAGGGTCTTTCCCTGCAATCCTTTAAGTACCCCTTCCATACCAAATAGACATGGCTTGGGTTTAAACCGTTTTGGAATAAATATTCCCATCTGGTTCATAGTAGGATGATACTTCGGCACTTAAATCATCTAAGTGCATTTTTTATACTTGGCGAATGAGTAGAGGATTATAAGCGTGTATAATTAATAATGAATGGATGCCCAATCACTTCATACGATTTAGTATTTCCAACTTTACTTTTGAACTGAATACCATCATCTGTCTCTATCTTTTCGGTGTCTTTTTCTGCTTGGTCTAATAAGATGATATATGTTTTAGGATGAGAACCAAACCCGATGTTTAGAAGTTTACCACTCACATCTGTTAAATCCAAATTACCAGCATCATTTACAGCAAACACCATGGGTGGCGGATTATCAGGTACTTCAATAAGAGGATTAACTTCTCCAGGTAAGGTAACACTATCTGTACTTTGTTGAGATGGTGCTTTTTTCCACCACTTCCAGATTACAACTACTGCAATCAACACAATTACCCCAAATAGAATGAATGAACTTGATGATATCATTTAATTTAATAATATTATCAAGTGTTTAAGTATTATTTATTAACATATTGTAATTAGTTTGAACTATTAATGATTATTGTTTAATCTACTTCTTCAACACGAGGACCACTACCCATATTCATACCAGACATATCTGGCATTTCAGTTGGCATTTCACTACCAGGAGAACCAGATTTCTCGTACAACTTCATCATAACAGGACGAATCTTCTCTTCATACATTTTTTGTTTCTCGTCATATTCTTCTTTCAATGCTTCAGGATGCTCTTCTAACCATTCAATACCCTCTTTAATCCAACTCTCAACTTCTGTTACCGTATCTTCGCCCAATGTTTCTTTAACTTTTTCTTCACGAATTGCATTGCGAGTATTGTATAGATAGCCTTCCAATTGATTTTTTGCTTCAATACGCTCCATACGCAATTTATCATCTGTAGCGTGTTTCTCTGCTTCTTCCACCATTCGTTGAATATCCTCTTTGCTCAGACGACCCTTATCATTTGTAATGGTAATCTTATTTGATTTACCAGTTGATTTTTCGGCTGCACTTACATTCAAGATTCCATTTGCATCTACATCAAAACTTACTTCAATTTGAGGAACACCTCGTGGCATTGGAGGAATTCCCTCTAGTTTAAATTCACCAAGACGATTACAATCCCGAGTAAATTGACGCTCACCTTCATATACTTGAATTAGTACACCAGGTTGATTATCTGCATACGTTGAAAATGTTTGTGCCTTTTTACAAGGAATTGTTGTGTTGCGTTTAATTAACGGGGTCATAACACCACCAGCTGTTTCTAGACCAAGTGATAAAGGTGCAACATCAAGTAGAATCAGATCCGATGTGCGATCCGTAGTGTCTTTTCCTGCCGTCAAAATATGAGCCTGAATGGCAGCGCCATATGCAACAGCTTCATCTGGATGCACAGAGTCATTTAGTTTCTTCCCATTGAAATATTGGCTCACTAATTCACGAATTTTAGGAATACGTGTTGAACCACCCACCATTACAATTTCGTGAACTTGGTCTTTTGTCATCTTTGCATCTCGAAGAACTTGATCCAGCGGTGCAATTGTTCGTTTAAATGCACTATCGCACAGACTCTCAAACTTTGCACGTGTAATAACAGAATTAAAATCAATGCCATCAATTAAAGCATCAATCTCAATATTTGCCTGTGTTGCATTACTTAGAGTATGCTTTGCACGTTCACATGCTGTACGCAGACGACGAAGCGCCCGTGCGTTTTCTTTAACTTTAATACTACGATGTTTTCGTTCAAATTCTTGCACACACCAATCAACCATTGCATTATCAAAATCTGAACCACCCAGGTTAGTATCACCACCAGTGGCTTTCACTTCAAATACACCCTCATCAATTGTAATAAGTGACACGTCATGTGTCCCACCACCACAATCAAACACAATTACATTCTGCTCACCAGACTTTTTCTTATCAAGACCATATGCCAAAGCTGCGGCGGTTGGTTCATTAATAATACGAAGTACATTCAAACCCGCAATTGTACCTGCATCCTTTGTAGCCTGACGTTGCGAATCGTTAAAATATGCAGGAACAGTAATCACTGCATCAGTTACTTCACAACCAAGATAAGACTCTGCTGTTTGCTTCATTTTTGTTAGAACCATTGCAGAAATCTCTTCAGGTTGAAATGTAGAACGCTCCCCTTTAAAATCTACCTCAATCTGAGGCTTATTGCCAGAACCAGATTTAACCATAAATGGCCAATGCGTCATATTCGTTTTAACTGCGGAATCATCGAACTTGCGCCCAATTAGTCGTTTCGCATCAAAAATAGTATTCTTTGGGTTTGAAGCAGATTGCGATTTGGCTGCATCACCAATCAATCGTTCAGTATCGGTAAAAGCAACATACGACGGCGTTGTACGATTACCCTGTTCATTTGCGATGATTTCTACACGGTCGTTTTGCCAAATTCCTACACAACTTGTAGTAGTACCCAAATCAATACCAAGAGCATATTTACTTACACCATTTACCATCTTGTCTGATAATATTTATTCAAAAACTTTTAAGCTCTTTTTGTGGATTACTATTTTTTGAATAAATATGGTATAAATACAGGGAAAATATTGAAAAAATATTGAAAATACAGATTGTTATATATGAACATAATTATCGTCATACAGAATTATCATTCTCGGATAATTTCTTAATTATAAAGGCGACCCTTTGCCAAGGTTGTTTATGAAAGTATGTTACCACATCATTAATAGAAACCTTTTTGTTTTCTTGACGCAACTTTGTTAAATAAATCCCATGAATATTGTATAAATGTGTCCAAAACATTTTATCAATCATATCCAATGTAATTCGTTTATTAATATGGAAACTCACATAATATGTATATGTTACTTTGCACATTAAATCCATAACTATCATAAAACTCCCAATTAATAATGTATCTTCTGGATAATATTCCACATATTCAGATACGAGATTTTGAACATATAATTGTGAAAATCTGTCAATTGAATTTGGAATGTTTCCACGCAAAGTCTTAACTGCTAAATACCTGTCATTTCTATAACGCCGTCTGTTACCATACATATCTTTAATAACAATCCCCTGGAATCGCCAATCCTTTTCTAATAAATATTTTTTAATATCTTTATTATTTAATTCAATAATTGGTTTAACAGATAATACACTATTGAACTCAGTTGGACTATCTACAATCTCAATAGTTCCATCATTCAATACTATACCCTTATGAATTATATAAATAGATGGATTCTCAATAGGTTTAACAATTCTATGCTCGGGATGTTGAATCAAAAAACTATAAAATACGGCCGTCTCGCATTTTGAAGAATCTGGTACATAGGTATTGAATTCACCATTCATAAAATCTGGAATCGTCTCCAAAAATAACTCCTTAAATGTCTTTTGGGAATAGAACTTTCCGGATGCATCCAATTTTGAACGAGTTGTAATATGCATAACATCCGTGCTAACTTCCTTAAAACAATTAATCATAAATCCGTCGTGGAATTCTTGATATACATGGTTGGACACATCAATTGTATCATCCAACTTGTCTGCGTTTGCTTTTGGAGGAGCTACACATACAGGGCGATTACTATGCGTGTTCCATACAACAGACCTAAACCATTTAGAATGCGGTAGTGTCATAATTGACTCATTCTTCTCATATTTAATAATACATAACCCATTTTCATCTTCACTTGAAACTCTAAGCATTCCGCCTACATCCGATTCAAGATACGAACGCAACGAATTCCATTCAGGATACTTCTCAATTAACTCCTTAAAAATCGTAATTTTATATTTAAATGACATTTGAATTACTATATAATATATAAAATACCCCTTTATATGCTTGATTATTTTGAGATTTTAATAAGACATAAGAATCTCTATAGGATGATAGGGAACAATGGATACTTCTGACTACATTCCATCTGAAACTGACCAGCAAGAACAAATGATTGAAAATAGTAATATAACACCAGGCGACACTAGTCAAAAAGAAAATAGCATTAATACTAATAATATTGATGAAAATATGGGCGAAAATGTTGATGAAAATGTTGATGAACATGTTAATATAGATGATGTCAATATTGAAGGCTCTGTACAATCTGCGGTTCAAATTGCTCCGACAGAAGGAACACTGGATGAATACGACCCAATGTTATTTATTCAGTTAGGTGATAGAGTAGTTATAGACTCTAAAAAATATGGAAGAACAATTGGTACTGTATACTATAGAAGCTTAGACCTAATAAGTGTTAAACCCGATGGTGTATCTAACACTCTTCATTATTTTGAAGTTGAACAAACTGACGATGAAGAAGTGTATTCAGAGGATGATGGCGTTATTGCAGCATATGTCATTGAAAAACGCAGATTTGATGGATTCGTTGAACAACAAGACTTCCGTATAAATCAAATTATTGATACATTTAATGCATCTGGTGAAATGTATAAATCATTCACAATTGTAAAAGTGGACGAAGAAAACGATGTTATTCAAATTCAAGATATTGATGATAAAGATAATATATATGAATTAAGATTTGATTTTACAGGTATAGAACCGGATGAAGACTTTAAAGTTATTAGTATTCGCCAATTAGTAGGAACACAAATTGGTATATCAAACGAGGCTCAAATCATTCCAGTTGAAGGCAGTGAAGGCAGTGAAGACAACGAAAATGAAGAAGACGAAGAAGACGAAGAAGATGAAATTGAAGTTGTTGGATTTATTGAAGTTGTTAAACCAAAAGTTTTCAGAGAAGCAACTGCATATGAACAAAGAATCCCAGATAATCTACAAAAAGTAGATGCACTAAATGACTTTATTGGAGGACTTGACCCGATTCTTCAAAAAGATCCTCGCACAATACGAGCTGTTAGAGTATTGGTTGAAACTCTTTTTAATTTAAAACAAGCAACCATTGTTTATAACGACGATGGAACTATAAAAGGTGCAAAAGATGTTTCTGTTTCTACACTAGCCGAATTAATAAGAAAAGTCCCTATTCCTCTAGGCAGACCTGTTCTAAATGTATCAAAAAAAATGTATTCAGTGACAGAGGAAGAAGAACTTGGCGAAGTTAAAGAGAATGATACCGTGTTTTTTGAAAACTTTGCAGCGGAATTAGAACAAATGATTGAAAATAAAAGTTCATTGGTTAGCTCTGCAATGGCAGGAGTTCCTGGCGGACAAATTGTTAAAGAATGGTCGGATCAACAAACATTTATGAAAAAATATTTATCAACTTGGAATACAAACTCTACAAATGAACCATATTGGAATGCTTTATCTGATTCCGATTTTTTTAGAAATGAAGCCCCTGAATTCACTGAAGATGGTGATAAATCCATATTTGTAGATACTGTACCTGGATACATTCCATCATATGCTCTAACAGAACCACCAATCTTCACAAATATTCCGTATGGAATGGAACGTGCATTAACATCCACATACAGAAAGGGCGTTGAAAGAAGAAAACAATTATTATTAGCAGAAGAAGGTGCTACATTAAAATCATATCTGATATTTCCATTAAAAACTGCAAATAATATAGGCAACACTCGGTCAACCAGTCTAGCAGTAGACAGTGGGCGAAGTCAAATGCCAAAAGAAACAATGCGAACAATACTTGAGAAACTTGGAACCCCAAAAGATATTGGAACGTCAAATGATTTATTATTACTTGATGTAAATGGCTCTACTTTAGGAAATATCCCATTGTCGGATTACATTGAAGGAATATCTGTCCCTGCCCTAGGATTAGGAGATACATTTGCAACACTTGAACAATATGGATTAGAAAATCTTGAGTTAACACCAAGCATAATTGACACACTAGTAATAAAAATACAGGCATATCAAAATCAATTATTGGCAACAATTACAAAGCTAAGGCAATTAATTGAATCCGAATCTACCCCTGAACCAGAAATTAATAATTTGATTGACACTTCAAATATATTTGAAGATATTCTTTCGCAACCTACTCTTGTAGAGGATTTACAAGAGTATGAGAGAGCAAACCCTCTTTTAGCACAATCTGACATTGGTAAAATATCACACCTAATGAAGAAGCACCCTGATTATTTTCAAGCTACAATCGGTAAAAACTCTGTACTTATTGCAAAAGCTCTACTTGATTCTACCAATGCATCATACTTACAATCACTTAAAATCGCAAACATGCTTAAATACAATCAGGACAATGCAGGAGAAAAACCAAAGAAGAATACTTGCAAACATGTTGCAGATTTAGTTGGAGTCAGACGTATTTTTGACGATTCAGAAAGATTCCAAAAATTAACAGAATTTTTTAAGAAGTATCAGGGAGTACGTGATGGAAATTGGATAGACTGTAATATTTGTAAAGAGCATTTACTATGTGTGCATGAAAGATTACAAATTCAGGCATATCTAAATCCATCCGAAAAAGCATCAATTGAAAAAGAGATTGTTTTGAAATTTTCAGGTGGTTCTTTCCAAGGAAAATATATTTGTAGAAATTGCGGTCAAGCCATTCGTGATTTAGATTTTGACAATAGTATTGAATTTGATGATAATGGTAAACCAAAATCAGGACGCTCAGTACTCGTTGATGATGACGCAATATTTGAAGAAAAGCTTGATTTACTAGTTAGTGTTCCAATTGAGCCTTCACAGAAAAAAGAATTAAATCTTACAGATGATGAAACTAAAGTTTATAACATTATACGTGAAATTGTTATGAGAATCGGAATTAATATGGAGAATGATGGATATAAAAATATTATTGATAGAGTAATATCATGGATTAATAGATTTCCAGCACGAAATGACTATAATGAAAAGAAAAAGAAACGACCAACTATGCCAGATTACGATGTAGCAGTAAGTCGCAATATAATTACTGCATCCGCATTATTTATATTACTGGAAATCCAAACTAAAATACCTGCATATACTGTTAAACACGCACTTATAGGGTGTAAATCACCTGGTTTTGACGGATATCCATTAGATATTGATACAACTAATAAACAAGGACTTGAATATGTTGCATGTGCAGTTGCATCAATACGCAGAAATGAAGCACCGTGGAATCAAACAGGATTTCAGAAAGTAACTGATGATAACAAGCGACAACAAGGTATAATGATATATATGGAAAATGTATTAAAAGAAGTTATTGGCGATGATATGATTCAAGCACAATTAGGGGAAAAGAGGAAATACCAACTTAAAATGAGGGAAAAAGGTGCTGAAACAGGGCAATGTGTAGATGAAATACCCGCTACATTCTTACCAGAACAGTTAGTCCTAACACCAGAGGATGCCGCAAAAGATGTAATAACTCCTGAAGTTGTTGCAAATATGGGCAATCGTGGTAAATTATCACTTGTTAAATTATGGATTCGCCAAGCACATTTATTGGCAAAAAAAACAGCATCACTTGTTCGAGGTTCTCCCCATATAGAAACAACATGCTGTCTGGCAAATATTGAATCACCTGGTACATTTTGGAAGAGTGCTACAGATTTGCCACCACTTAGCAAAAGGGTACTTGTTCCTAATCAACAGGGGCAAATGTTAGTTACGGAGTTTGTACCAAGAGAAGCAAGTTCAGATGTAGTAGAACCTGATAGTGAATTATACTATAGAATTTTCTTAAAATGCTGTTTTCAAGGACCCCGTATTGGATATCCTCATCAACCTGGATTAACAAATATGTGTCCTTGGTGCGGATTCCAGTTCCCAACTTCTCCAACAATTATGGATACAGACACCGAAGGTAAATCCGCACTTGCTTCACAAAAAGTAAATACAAGTACATCAGATTTTATTAAATTATTAGATACTATTCACACTGTAAATCATGTTGAACCTATTGATAAGAACGAACAAGATACTGTAAAAGATATAATGTCTAAATTTGGTGCATTGATGCCATCTCCAATTCCTGGATGGAATGATATTATTCAGGAAACAACGGATGGATTTTTGAAATTACCACCAGACGCTGATAGAGGTGATATTGCTATTGCGGCGGGACCCATTTCTGAAGCTACATCTGGTTCTGAAAGTATAATACAAGAACGATTACTTGACCAATCATATAGAAATGTCCTGGAGGATATTGTAAAACTATCCTGGATGAACTTCTTCCAAGTAATTCAAACATATTTTATTGCACCATTTGAACGATTATTAACACAATTTTCAGATAAATCATTATTCATTCCAATTGAATTAAAAAAAGATTTGAGTAAACTACACGTTAAAAATGATTTAATTCCTATATTAGAAAATGATATACAGTTAATTACTGTTAAAAAAGGCGATATTATGAAAGGAACTTATAATCTTGCACGTTCTAAAATGCAATATTTTGTTGAGCAAATGAGTGAATTATTAAACTTTAAAAATAAAATAAGACCGTTGGTAGTACCGGGTAGAGAGTTAACATTAGTGTATATTCAACGTGCAATGTTATATGGTCCACTAGCTACACTCATAAATCCATCGGAAATTCCACCTGGAACTGAAATTAAAAGCCCAGTAAAATCTATTGGTGACCCTTCTATGAGATTTTTGTTGGAATTAGTTGTATTGTCGTTGAACAAATACAAATCCGAAAAACTATCATTTAATGACCAAGAAATTAAAGAGTTGATAGCAGTTCGCAATGAAAAAGAACGAGTTAATGTAATTGCGGAGTTCAATAAATTAACAGATGAAGAACGTGCAATTGAGTTAATGAATAAGAGATTGGGATTGGGTAAATGGGCTGTTGGTGGCACTAAAATGATTTATGCATATGATAAAGATTATTACGATCTTGAGCGTCAAAAAAGAGAGGCGGCTGGGATTATTGATTTTCCCGGTTTGGGTCCAGACCAAATGAATCCGTTGGATGGTCGTCAGACAGATGAATTTGGATTTCCAGTTTTTGGAGATGAAGACTTTGAAGCAGAAGGCGGATATGACCATAATCAACATGGCGACGATGATTATGAATAACATATTATTGTCATGTGCTATTTACGACATTATATTTATAAATGATACATAAGTGTATAAATAAATGGATAAAGAAAGATGTACAAATTGTCGTATGATGAAGTCTATATCAAAAACTTGTCCCTGTAAATGTAAGCATGAATATACACAGGAAATAACACGTGTTGCAACTACGCAACGTAACAATATATATTCTGGATTAGTATGTAAATATTGTGATGATATACAAAATGAACATATATTGAACTTTGCACCAAAGTGTTCAAAACAATGCGATTATATATTTCAATCCCTTCGCTAAATTGTTTGAAATCGGATTAATCTAATCCGGTTAATATTTAATATGAAAAATCATATATGTTTTTTCTATTACTGAAAATAAGGAATGACTCTTCTTATATATGCTGGATTATTATACCTTTTTGGAATTTCAGTGATATTGGTTTTAAAGCCAGATATTATGTTTGGTAAAGATGGGAGTTGGAAAGAATTTGGGTTTGGACGTAATAAACATAAATATACTTGGATGCCTTTTTGGCTGTTTGCTATTTTTTGGGCAATTATTTCATATATTATTATTCTAATTGTAGCAAGTAATACTGGATTAGCTGGAGTATCTAATAAAATGGATATTCCAGTTCAAGTGGAGTCTGATAATATTGCATTGAATAATATTTCACCAAATAAAATGAATGTATTAGATTCTTCAACGCTTAATATTAAGCAACCATCCAAAGCTCCTAAGATTAAAAATGAAATGAAGCCAGGTTACTATATTCTTGATACAAATGAAACAATGCGACAAGGTATTCCCAAATATATATTTTTGGGACCAGAAGCGCCTAATTTAATCTACCATAATATGGATGACTAATTATTAGCATATTATTGATATTCCTGTTCCAATTACCATTCCAAACAGAATAGAGAACATAATATAAAAACCATAAGATATACCGGCTAAAAATGGATATTTCATTTCAACACTTTCCAGAGTTAATTTTGGAGAGCAACACTCTTTGGAATTATAACTCTTTAAAGAGTTTATATTTGCAGATGATTTACTTTTAGTCACATCAATTGATTGTCCAATTGCAAGAGGAGCGAATACGGATGTAACAGGAATACGGCAATATTCTATGGATGATATACCCAATCCCAATAAGACTGCACCCATTGATGGCAGTCCTCCTAACATTGCTTTTCCAATATTTGTTTGCTTACAAGTCGTATATTGTGATATTATATTTACACCAGATGTAATAAAGAATGTTATTATTGGTAATCCAACCCATAATATTAATTTAAATGAAGGTATATTATCTCTTAATTGAAAAGTAAAAATAGTTATTAAGAGAAATAGTATTGAAACTGGAATTGCTAGTGTTAAAGAATTTGTAGTGGGAAGTTTGATATCCGGATTCGCCATAACTCTAATATATTAATTGTATATTTTAATTTAATAAATATTTGTTTAATAAATTAAAATGTGTAAAATAGAAGAATGTCTGCTGAGGAATTAAAAAAGTTCTATGAATCACGTGCAAAACATCAGCATTTATTTAGCTATGATGATGACGGAAACTTAGTTGAATTAAACAAAGAAGGAGCTGTAATAAAAACAATTCCACTTCCTAATTACAGACTTCCCACGTATGAAGAAATTGATAAAATGGAACAAGAAAGAGCCTCTAAAATTGCAACTGCAAATAAAGAATATGATGATGCACAAAGAGAATTGAGAAGAGCATATTCAAATCCAGAAACACCAGATTCAGAAATTTTAAGAATTAATCGTAAAGTTAAAGAATCAGATATTAAACTTCAATCAATACGATTTCCACTTCAGTATGTTGAAGCATCAAGTGGAATACCAATTAGTGTCATAGATTTTGCAAAATCATACGAAAAAAGAAAATATCCTTACACATTCTATTTTTTGAAAGAACGCCCATTTACATTACAAGAACAATATGTTCGCATTGGTAAAAAAACGGATGCTCCATTGATAAGTGTGACTGAGGCAAGAGAAAAAGAAAGCAACGCAACTGCATCTATTGTTATTTTGTTTGCAGAACCAGATACAAATGATTACGGCTTTTTATCTTTGAAATGGGTTGTTGGAATTGATTATAATGGTACAATGTATAATTCTGCCCACCAAGCAATATATGCAGAATTAGCCAAATCATTTAATGATATTGAAAATCTTAGAAGAATAATGATGGCTGAAACTGCAGATGAAATACACTACTCACTTGAAGATGTTCCAGGAGATGCAAATGATGCTAAATGGAATGATTTAATTAAACAACTAATTTATGATGTGAATATTGCAAAATTTAATCAATATCCTGAATTAGCTGGAAGATTAATGGAAACAAAGAATGCATTATTGGGTGCATATATTCCAGATGATAATCTAATTGGCATAGGAATATCTATAGATAATATTCAATCAAAAAATCCAGCATATTGGACAGGACAAAATATTTTGGGAAAAGCGTTAGTTGATATACGTGATAAACTAAGAACGGAGCGTAATGTAATTGCGTCGCAAACCATCACGGCTGTTCCTCGCCCAATAAGAAGACGAGCAAAACCAGTAGTTGCACCATTATCTACTGAAGTACCATCTGTTACAACGTAAACCTATATAACAATTTTATTTCATTAGGGGGAAATCTTTTAATCTGGATTCATTTTTATCACATTCAACAAGTGAAGAGCTATATTTATAGCAAATATCATTTTTATCTTTATATGTTAATTTCCCAGCATTTTCAGGAGTAGGATATTTATGAATAACAGTTTTTTCAGGTTTAATAAAAAGAATTCCAATTATCCCAACTACAATACCAAGAATAAAAGGCAACACTCTAATATGTTTCATCATCTTAATAATAACAAAGAAAATATAATTGGATTAAAGCAGAAGAATGGGAATATTGCGTGTTATTAACGATGAAAGGTTTAATATGTTTTTTAGTTTTATTATTGGAATAGGAATAATATGTATGATACGCCCAATATGTCGTGGAGAAGATTGTAATGTTCAAAAAGCACCATTAGAAAAGGATTTTGATAAATATGTTTATAGATTGGGAAATGGAAAATGTTATGAATTCAAGACGAATATAGTTGAATGTCCTGTATCGGGAACAATTGAAGGATTCCGAGAATGTGCAAATATTAGGAATAATTACGAACCGTTTTCAGATATATTTTCTAGACGCACTTCACCATTATCACGCTGTGAATAGTTTTGACTAAAGGATTTCTTTGGTTTTCAGAGAAATGGCACAAGCAGGTACGCTTTTGAGTGATTTAGATTCTAAACCTCCGGTATTAAATGCCAAGGATGATGACTTAGTAAATAAAATTCTTGCGGATATGAATGTTCCAAGTCAAACAAACCCTATCATTACACCATCATCCGGTGATGGAAGAATTATTGCATCCCCAAATCCCAATTCAACATATCCTATTGCAATTGATCCAGGCACTGCTACTGCACACATGATTGGTAAAGATTATCCATCTTCGTCTGACTTTGCACATTTAATGCATTCACCACAATTTGCTCACGGCGGTTCTCAATTTGCAAATGTTCAACAACAAGTTTATCAACAACAACCTACATTAATAGAAACGGCCAAAGGTAATATGTATTCCGATATTATTAGTCAAATAAAACAACCTTTATTGGTTGCTATTATTGTATTCATAGTAAGTCTCCCAATTGTAAATGTATTAATCGGCCACTATCTACCAACTCTTCTAAGAATCGGTGGGGATTTAACTACGGCAGGTATCGCTGTTAAGGCATTGTTTGGTGGATTTATGTTTTGGTTTATTCAAAAAGTATTAGTCCCATTAATGATAGTTTAATTAATAATTTCTTTCCTAATAAGCTTTAGAGAATGAAGTTTAATAATCTTACGTACAATATTTCGTTTGCAATTATTATAATAACTGCACTATATACTCTAATATATTCTGGATTAACAGGATTATTGTTATGTTCATCTATTACATTAATTGCGGCGGCGTTTTTGGAACAATTTGAAATTATAGTTGCTGTAGCTGTTATATTCTCTTTATTTTACATATATTTCCTAAAACGGTTCTTAAGACGTTTTGAACCATTTCAAAATCAGGATAATGCAATGGCAATTGTAAGCCGTGTAAATAAAATGAATTCGGATTACACACAAGTGCCACAAAACATAAAAAGCCCGTATCTAGAACCATCTGGTGTATATAATCCAGCAGTTGAAGGTTTTGAGGATGTTCAGCCACAGATTCCTAAAGAAGGCGAAAGTCAACAAAGTTCGGCTGCGTCTGCTAAACGTGCAAATGAAGTAGATACTAAACAAGTAAATGATGTAACAAGCGCAGTACAGGAAATTAAAAAGAAGACAGATAAAGAAATTGCATCAGAGGAATTTCAGTCAGCAACTAATGGATTATTTAAGGTTGGGAAAATGCCATCAGAAAATTCTGATGGACCAACTCTAGATGCAGGTTCAACGTTAATGAAAGCAATGGAAGCATTCAAACCTGAACAAATTAATGCAATGACAACTGATACTAAACAATTACTTGAAACACAGAAATCACTGATGAATATGTTATCACAAATGCGTCCTGTTTTAGCAGACGGAAAAGAGCTTTTACAGACATTCTCTGGTATGTTTGGAAATAGTGGAGGTGCATTTAAACTTTAATTGTTGAATATTTGAAATATATTATTTGAAAGCATAATATTATATAATTTTAGAGTAATTATGGCGAAGCGTATGCGAAATAAATGTCCTCCAGGCGTATTATGTTTATCAGAAGGACTTGGAATGACATTATTTTTACTTTTATTTGTGGCTCTATTATTTTTTTTATTTGCAGTGTTTTTTATAAAACCAGTTCAGTCCGCACTTCCTACAATTATTATGCCAAGAACACAACCACAACATACTACGGTAATTCCAGTAAAAGGGGGCGATTCAAGATATGATATTGCACCTCAGCCATTGAGAAATTGGATGTCGCCTCCCGAATTTCCACCACGTGGTGGAATTGCGTCTATACCGATTAATATTCCGACACAGGGACTCCCAGAATCATTCCAGTCAATAGGAACAGTTAATATTGATAATAGTCTGTTACCATTATACGGACGTAGAACAACAGGTGGAAATGGTGATAGATGGAATTATTATACACGGACAGACACATACAATCCAGTTCCAATTCCTGTTACTTTTCAAAAGCGAGATTGTATGGATGATGTAGGATGTAAAGAAATACTATCGGGTGATGAAATTAAACTAGATGGTATAAATAAATCTGGGAAAACACAAATTTACAGATTTGATGGTCCTAAATACATTCCTGGATTAATATAAAATCATTTCACGGCAGACCTTGTAGTTTATTACATATTATATTTAGTACAATATATTTAGTTATGAGTAATTATTAAGTATATTTTCCTATATAGATTCAAATTAGATATGTTCTGTCCATCAGATGTTAATACTGGATTTATTGAACTTGTTGGTCCTATTCAACAACAGGATTTAAACACTATAACGATTAAAAGTTATCCATTATCTATATCATTTTCTCCTAGAACAACAATTCCATCATTAATCGGAAATAGAATTGACGAATCTACGGAGAATACGTGTACATACAGGGGGCAAAAATTCAGTTTGGTTGATACACAAATATGCAAACCTGTAAGTAAAGGTTATATTCTTCCTGGAAAAACAAATGTTCCTATTGCGGAATTAATACTATCATTTTCAACAAATATATCTTCAAATAATGTATCAACACTATCTGTATTATCTGGAATATTAATGTGTATTCCTATATATGATACAGGCACCCCCTCGCATGGGGATTACCTTAATCAAATGATTGAACCTTCAATACCATCTTGTGATTACACTCATTTAGTAGGTTCAGATTACAAAGGGGGCGATTATCAGAATATTAAAAACACATCGCTTACTTCATGCGTTAAAACATGTTGCGATGATAATAATTGTCTGGCATATACTTTTTCAAATGGAACTTGCTACTTAAAGAATTCAATTCCCAATTTAGTTAAAACAAGTGATACATCAATTGTATCTGGTACAGTTAATCATAACACTAATAATATAAATAATACAGCGACTTGCTCAAAAACCAATAATACATCACAAAATAATACACAGCAAAAGAATAAAAAATCAGGTGTTCCGAATTTAGAAACTATTTTCTATGAAAACGATGATGACAATACACAAGTATCTTTTGCATATAAAACATGTTTTGAAACAATAGATAGCAATAACATACCCTCATCTAAAAGTTTGTATGTAGTTGTGTTTCCAAATGGCATAACACTATCTCAAGCAGTATATCAGCAATTATTATTACAAATGAATGGAAATTTACCAACATATACAATCCCTCCGGCTATAAGAAGCGGTGATTCAACATTAAGAAGTTACAAGTTTGATGAACAAGGAACAAAGATTCCAACCATAATTTCACAAGATGGTATTATTTACTCAACTCCATTATCAAGTTGCACCGATGAATTTAGACATCGGTTTGAATATTTTACTTCTCCACCACGAACACCATCATTGTCAAAAAAATGGGATTCCGAACAATGCCCATATTATAAAACAACACAATATAAATGTATGCCATTTAACCAATTACAGGATTTATCAGGAAACTATGTTATTCCAGGCAATAAAACACTTGATACAATTCTGTACGAAAAACAACAACTTCAAATGAAAGAAACACAAAATAACAATACCCAAACATCAACTATAACTACGGAACAGATTGAAGGAATAATTGCAGGTATTGCAGGAATAGCTATTGCTACAATCATTGCAATAAAAATTGGAAGTTGGATTTCAAATAACGCTTAATAAACCAAATAATAAATAGGAGTATGATTGAATTAACAGTATTATTACTTGGCGCTGTGATTATGTTGCTATATATTTATTTTAAAGATAATGCAATTGAAGAAGACTTTGATGATTATTATTTAAGCGCTTGTCCATCTGGATACAAATCATTTTATGATATGAATGCAAATACAATATGTTGTGATGGTGAGATTGTTGCAAATAAGTGTTTGAGCGACAATCAATGCACATTGGGAAAAGGAACTGCGGATACTCCTAATTGTGTAAATTTAATAAAGAAATTGTATTTAAAGAAATCAAAGGAATATTGCACTGCATCTATGCCTAATTATTTTGAGGACAATTCTAAAAATATTAAAGGCTGTATATCAGGTGACTTAAATAATTCAATGACTGGTCCTCGTAATAGTAATCAGTCTAAATGTATAATTTATTCATCGGTTGATACAAATAATCTATCAATAAATAGTTGTTCAAATCAAAGATTATTGGATTCATTTCCATGTTTTGGAAATAATTGTACAAAGGAATTAATTAAACCTAATGCAAATGCGCCGCCATTAGTTGCCATTGGCTTTACAGATACATCAGGAATGCATCGTGTCGCATATTCACAGAAATCTATGGAGAATTATTTAAATGTATCAAATCCAAATTGGAGAAATCAAGGAATCAATCTTTCTAGAAATGTTAATATCGCAGAAGTTGCAAAAGCATTTTACATTGATAAAACAATTAATCAATCTGAACTCCAATTGTAAAATTGGATAATTTAATTCCTTTCAAGTCCATCAATGTGCCCAAATCCTAGGTCTTCGTATACTTTATCTGAGTTTGTTCCAGAACCAGAATTATTCAATGGATAAATAGATTGTAGAACACTTTTTTCATTAATTGTTGGCGCAACTGGTTCAAAAATATCATTGTCATAATTATCAGATGGAATATAGTATGATGTGTTTTCATTTGGCGTATCAAACTCATTTACTGGAACAGTTGTTTGTGAAAGTGAAGAAGATTCAGTCGTTGCATTTTCTGGTTTTGTCCAATCCATTAAATCAATCTGTTTCGTCGCAATACTAACTTTACGACGATTTCTCTCCAAATATAACAATGAAACCATCATCAATCCAAAAATACCAGCCGTAGGCCCTATATTTATCAAGTACAATAATATTAAAACTAAGGCAAATCGTATTAAAACATTATCCAGTAGTAGTAATACACATGTTGGTAAAAATGGTGAAAATAATATTAATATAGCAAGTATAGTAAAGTGCATTAATTCGGACTGATACATTCCTCTGTATATTATTTATATAAACAATATCTAAAATAATAGTTATATATTGTTTATATACATGAATTAATATTTATATTAAAAATTGACTTAAAAGTCATATTTAAGTAATAAATAGTGATATGTCGTTACAAGATAAAAATTGTGTAATAACTTCCAAAGGGTATGCTATTAAAAAATCGTATTTGTCAGACTTGCAGACACAAATGTTGCGTTCCGAATTATTGATGCGACCAAAAGTTCTTGATAAGTTCCAAAAAGACATTCAATCATTTCCAATTTATGCAGAATCTAAAACACGTTTTTATGTTCCCAGACAATGGGGTATTAAAAAGTTTGGCAAACCGGAAGCGGATATTGTATCAGAAGGGTTTGAATTACCAGAAACAATATACTTCTCTACAAAGTTTCCACCACATTCATTTCAAACAGAAATAATTACAAGTTTTATTGAAAAAGGTGGAAATGGATTAATTTGTGTGCCGTGTGGATTTGGTAAAACATATATGGCATTAAATATTGCTGTAAAACTTAAAAGACGAGTTCTTATTGTTGTTGATAAAGAGTTCTTAATGAATCAATGGAAATCAGAAATTGAGAATTTTATCGTAGGAGCTAGAATTGGAGTTTTACAATCAAATAAGATTCAGGTTGATGCAGATAAATATGATATTACAATTTGTATGATTCAGACAATTTGTCGTAGAGATTTTCCAGATAGTTTCTTTGACGAGTATGGATTTACAATATTTGATGAATGTCATCATCTGGGTGCATCTTATTTCTGCCAAGCTTTGAAAAAGATTCAAACAAAATATATGTTAGGACTTTCTGCCACGCCTGATAGAGAAGATGGTATGTCAGCAGTATTTGAGAATTATCTGGGAGAACCAGTGTATAAAAATACAAAAAGAGATCCTGATAATGAAGCGGTGGTCAAAGCTGTATGGTTTCATTCAGATGACCCTGCATATACAAACGTCCCCGTCAATTTAAGAGGAGAACCTATTTCAGCAAAATTATTGAACCAGATAGCTGATTTTGAACCACGTAATAAAAAGATTGTAGAATTGATTAATGAATATGCAAAAGATAATGATAGATATATACTTGTATTAAGTGACCGTAAATCACAGCTAGAATGGCTAGAATCTGCATTAAGTGAATTAACGACAAAATATGTATTTGGTTATTATATTGGCGGAATGAAACAATCTAAATTAGATGAGAATGCAGATAAATGTCAGATATTATTTGCAACATATCAAATGGCTGCGGAGGGGTTTAGTGTTAAAAAATTAAATACTGTAATATTGGCTACACCACGTAAAAATGTAGAGCAGTCAACTGGAAGAATATTTAGACAACGAATTAGTGAGAGAAAGGTCGCACCACATATAATTGATATAATTGATTCGCACGAATGTTATAGACGCCGATGGTGGATTCGCAGAAAATTCTATAAAGATTGTCAATATACATTTCAGCATATTAATAAACCAAAAAAAGATGTTGAGAACATAGATATCAATGAATACGGATGTCTAATTAAAATATAATATACCAAATAGGATGTCAAACAGGAATTTTGATAGTCGTGTAATTATTGAAAGATTACAGAATAGAACTTATGCGAGAAATTTATATGGTAATAATATTAATGGTATAAGAATTGTGTCTAATCCGCAGAATTCTAACCCAACATCATCCAGATTTATAACATACGATAGTGGTGCAAAAACGGAATATGCCCGTGGATTAATAGGAGGGTGTGTATCAGTAACACCTGGTGGAACGTGTGGTGTTATACCATTATCCGATATGATAATTAAATACAAGTTTGACTGGCTAACATATTTAGGCGGACCTTCTACAAATAGTGATGCAGTAATATATAATATAACATCTGATTATTATGGAAATATATATGTAGGTGGATATTTTAGTTCAGTATCAACAAATATTTACAATTATGAAACACTGTCAAGTGGTATAGTAAGCACATCCTTATTTGGGACATTATTTTCAAATAATGTAGAAGGAGTATCTAATTCCGATGCATTTATTGTAAAATATAATCAATATGGAAAAGTATTGTGGGCTACATCAATTGTATCAGAAATCACAGAACAGAATTGGGGACACTTAATTACGGATAATACTGGAAATCTTTATACAACTGGTTTTTTTAATGCATCAACTAATTTTTATTCTTACAATTCTGTATCAAGCGGAATTATAATTAGTAATTTATTTGGAAAATTATATGCAACAAATAATACAACAAATACTGCCTATTTGGTTAAATATAATTCTTTGGGAAGTGTAGAATGGGCTACAAATATTGGTGGTATATCATCAGTTAGGGGATGGGGAATATCAATAAATTCAAGTAATGAAATTTATACAGCAGGGAGATTTACCAACAGTACATTTATTAATAATTATGAATATGTATCAAGCGGAATTATCAGCACATCGCCATTTGGATTATTATATAGTTATGGAAATACTCAGGATATTTATTTAGCTAAATATAATAAATATGGTAAAGCGATTTGGGCTACAAATATTGGTGGTATTAGTACAGATGATACAGGTGGAATAGATACAGACAGTAATGGAAACGTTATTTTGGGTGGATATTTCGGAACAAGCGTATTAGTTAATAGTTATGAGACTGTAACTGCAGGTATAGTATCTACAACTAATTTCGGTTTAATGAGTGCAACAGGTGGTATAGGAGCAGATGCAATCGTAGTTAAATACAATACAGAGGGAAAAGCATTATGGGCTACAAATATTGGGCAAGTCGGAGGTAGTACAGCACAAGATAGAATCTGGGATATTACTACAGATAAAAATGATAATATTTATGCAACGGGTTCAATAAGCTCAAATGGTTCTATAAACAGTTATGTACAAGTTTCATCTGGTATTATAAGCACATCATTATTTGGCAAGTTGACAACTAATTATAGTACTATTGATTCTGTTATTGTTAAATATAATCCATTAGGTATTGTACAGTGGGCCACAAATTTAGGTGGAAGTGGAACAGATAGTGGGTATGCGATAGATACGGATTCTATTGGAAATGTATATGTAGCTGGTAATTACTCTTTGTCTACAATTGTAAATAGTTACGATAGAGTATCAAGTGATACAATTCAAACTAAATTATACGGTAATTTATCAAGTCTTGGTTTTATAGATGCATATTTAGCAAAATATAATCCGTATGGGCATGTACAATGGGTTACAAATATTGGTGGTTCTTCTGGAACATCTATTTGGGGATTAACAGTGGATCAGAATGATAAAATATATTGTGCTGGAGCTTATAGGTCATCAATTATAGTTAATGAAACTAGTTCAGTGATAAATAATGATATTTTAACACAACCAGTTGCTATATTACCATTAGTTAATGTAGGTGCTAATCGCACTGGATTTATCGTAGGATATAATACGAGTGGTAAAATAGTGTTAAGTTAATGAATAAATAGTTTCATTTTTTGTTTCATTCTTATAAATGTCTTCTTCTATTTTTAAGAATGCGTCGTGTAAAGCGTTTACCACCGAATTTAACTGGAAGCCCTTTATCAGTTCCATCGAAATCTTTACGAGACCAGACTTCGTTTAATGTTAATGGAGTTACTTTTCCAGAATTTAATGCTACATTTCCGCCACCCGTTTTAATACATGCCTGATTGAATGATTTGGCATCATAAGGTGTTTGAATAGTTAATCCAGGAATAGCAGATGGGGAACTGAATGTCATAAAATCGTTTCTATATCCTGCAGTTGGTGCATTGTACCGCATAGAATCTACTTGTCCAACTTGTATTATTGGGAAGTTTGAAGAATCCCCCCCTATAAAACTACGTTGAGGGGCAACTGTACTCATAGTTTGGATTCCATTTGGATCAGGATTTAGAGGATTAAATGTGCCTGTTTCACAAGGAACTCTGCTAAATTGTGCAGGTGATGTTCCGATTCCATTAACAGGATTTAATGGACCCATACTTGGAAAAACGCCATATCTTCCTCCAGTTTGAGAAGTTGAAGTAATAGGAACACCAGGCATACTCATAACAACATTTGGATGCGATACAGTACCTCCCACTCCTGTAGTATCTGGGAAATCCCCTGGTTTAGGGGTAATACTTCCACTCACAGGTGGTAAGTTTGGGTCTGTAACAGGATAATTTGATGCAGGGGTTGGCATTCCGCCACCACCACGATATTTGTATTTTTTATTTCGTCGCTTTCCACAGCCACCGCCATTTAATCCGGGTAGGCCTTTACCAGTATAATCTGATATGTATCCTGGACGTATTGAGTTGGGATTACCTGTACAATCTTGACCTATGCCTGAATATTGGCGATGAATCAGATTTCCAGGATTAATCATCGCAGGTCCATCTGAATATCCACCTCCATTAACTCTACGTCTTTGACGCAATGTTTTTCGTCGGGACAATCTGGACAACTTTTTACTTCGCATTGTTCGGTGTTTTACCATTCTATTATGCATTCATATAATTAAATAAAAGTATATGAATGTATTAATTAAAGAAAATATATTTAAACATATATTAAGAAAAATTTAAAGATGCAAATAAATAAGCACCAATAAATATCAATAAAAAATAACTAATATTAGAGATATGTATTATTGATTTTAAAACTATTTAGTTTTTATGGTGATAAAAGAATGATGCGGTAGTAATTGGGGTGTTATTTGGCATAATACGTATAACCTGATATTTATTAAAATCGTCATTCCAAATAACCTCGACTGGAATTCCAGATAGTTCTGAGTTAATGGCTTTACGAATATCGTGAGATAGTTCTATTGTAGGAATTGACGCAAATCCAAGATTATCACCTTCTTGGGATAAAAGCGTATACGTATCTGGGAGAATTGTTTTTGTATATGGGACAAGCTGTGCAACAAGGATATTTAGTATTTCAGTCGCTCTTTTAAGTGTAGGTGCTACAAATTCTACTGGTGTATGTTTAGGTGGCGTTACGATATCTTTCCAAAACCAGCGTTGTTGTTTGGATTGATTTGGTTGAATAATCCAATAAATAGAAGCATCGTAATTGGAACTCCATTCGCTAAGTGGAATGGGATTAACAATTTGTGGTTTGAATGCGAGTAATGGTTGTTCGGATGGAATAGATTTCCAAAAATTATGTAATTTCAACCAGCGTTCGGAGAATGTTAGATTTGACCATAAATCTTGTCCTTCGGAAATAACAATGTCTTCAATTTGAAGTATAGATTCGCCTGTTAGAATATTTGCAAAACAAACAGTTGCCCCTTTTTGAGAGAAATTGGGAGGAAGCAACCAACGGAAAGTCATACCCTCTTGACGGTCAGGATACCAAATACATGGTGCAAACCCTTCAATAAATATTAAGTAGCCTACAGGACGTTTATCAAATTTACGCCATACCCATAGAGTTTCGTTTGAGAATGCATTTTTTGCACGATTAAATGGTAAATGAACTTCAACACGTTCTTTAAGAAATGGGAATGCTTTATATAAAGATTCAATGGCCGAGATATGTGAATTATCTAGGCGACGGAATCGTGGTACTTTCTGTTTTTCAAAGTGTGGTGTAGTGCTGTGAATTGATTTATTCATTTCAAAACTTATCGGATTATATTTATTTACCAGAAGTTAATCTATTATATCAATATTAGTACGCTTTAAATTGTTCAATTTTTGGAATATGTGTTTTGGGATATGTGTTGTCGGATTTGTGATATGTATTACAATTAAAATGCCGAGAAGTTTGTTGGTGAGTACATATCGTTTGCGAAAATACCAGGCATAAATTCACCACCTGCCTCGATAAAATCGGTGCTGTATTTTTGTGAATTATCTGAATTTGTTTGAAGATTATTTCCGGCAATACCAGATTCTGATGCAATATGTGTATTATTATTTTGTGGAGATGGACGGAACGAACGTTCTGGGAAACGTAATACTTCAGGAATATCAGAACTTTCATGTGATTCATTGTATGGGTCTGTTGGAACAGGTTCGCCGTACATTACAGTTTCATTTTGTTGAGCTTGTTGATTTGGTGGATTTGAACCGGATGGTGTAATTGTTCTAGGGGGATATAGAGGTGCTTGACGGATTTCAATTGATGCTGGTGCTGGTACAGATAAATTAAATGATTCGGATGTATTGTGCATTGTATTTGGTGAGTCAAAAATTTTATCTTTTACAAAAAAATATATAAAGAATCCAATTATCAAAATACTAAAAATATACATATAAGAGTGCATCCTTCTTTTTGTTATCGTGAAAATCATAAACAGTTTTCAACACCTTTTAGCTCTTACAAAACATTTACAATATTATAAATAATATTATTGAGAATATTGGAATTGGAATTGGATTTTAATATACTTTTACTTTATTATGCCTGTATTTAGAATTATGCATGTTTTTAGAATTGTATGAATTATAATTAGTATTTGCAGTCACACCTATAGAAATAGGTAAAACAGGTAATTTATATTTATTAAGAAACTGATTAAAATCGTGAGTGATTTTAATGGAATTAATCAAATCCGTATTAGATGTGGATATAACCGAATCCTTATTTGCGGGAATTTGTTTTTTATCAAATACAATTAGCATAGCAGTATCAGATTGCAATGATTTATTCGGATATGTTGTATTATTAGAATACTCTGGATTATCGGAATATGATGGTGTTTGTAAAGTCATCCATTTACTAATATGTTTAAATTCGTTTGTAAGAGACTGTGTATTAAATTCAATTTCATGTTTAGATGTAAAACGCATCCAGTGTCCAAGTTGTTCAAGTGTTCCTGTTGAGTCTGATTTAATAAGTTTATATGGAATATGATTAACTTCAAGTAATTCTGATCCAATCCAATCTGTCGGCATTTCTTTATAATGAAAGGTAATTACTGAATTATTGGATTCAGAAATTACAATTTGGTCTATATACATAACACTTTTAGAGCTATTATTATATTCTTCCAATACCCAATTAGACCCAGAAAATACTTTAATTTTATCATTTGATGAAATGTTCTCAGATGCTTTCCAGATAAAAATTGATGGCATAGTTAATTTGATATTTATTATATCTAATAAGGATTTAAGCAATAACTGTGTGTCAATTTTAGATTATATCCAAGAATGCCAATGTTATCAACAGTATTATTATCAATCAAAGGAGAAATCCGTAAAGCAAATCTTCAATTAAATGAAAATAGTAATTTGACGATGGAAATTATTCAAAAATATTTTAAAAAGAAAGATGAGCCAGAGTGCATTTGTTATTATGAATATGATAATAAAATTATATTTGTAATTGGTTATAAAAAAGGTAAAAAAGGAACCGAAAATAAGAATGAATTACCGTCGCCATATAGCGAAATTACATTATTTGGGGATGCATTGATTCTAGTGTCACTGACCAATAAATGGGAGAATCCTGTGCCGTTTACAGTGGATCAATGGACTGCATTTTGTAGTGGAAAATCAGAATCACTTGTAGAAGATAGTGAGGCAGACAGTGATATTGATGAAGATGATGAAGCAGAAGATGAAGAAGAAGTTGATGATGTAATATCAGAAGATGATATGTCTACTAAAGAGGGTGTTGAAGAAGAAGACGTTGAGAAATTAATTGTTGTAGAAGACGAAGATGAAGCAGAAGAGGTGGTTGTTCCCATTAAAAAGAGAAAACAGTCCGCATATAATAAGATTGATGTTAATGGATTAAAAGAGGATATTTCAATTAACTCGGAACCAGAGACTAATAAACTTCGTATGTTATGTATTGATAATCTTAAATTTTTGGAAAATGACTTTTCCAAAACAGATATCTTACAATTAGAGAAAAGTATATTTGTTAGTGCATTTAATTTTGCATTAAAAAACCACGTAGCTCGTAGTTGGAAATCTCCTGTATTCATTGATATTTATCGTCAAATTATTAGAACAGTATTTAGTAACATTCATCCAGATAGTCCTGTAAAAAATTCACGACTATTGAGACGTGTATTGGATGGAGAATTTGAACTACATCAGATTCCATCAATGACAACATACGAAATGTTTCCAGAAAAATGGTTTACATTGCGTGACAAACAGCTACAACGTGAGCAAAAGATTTTGGAAGGAAACAAGAGTCGTGCTACAGACCAATTCAAATGCAGACGTTGTGGAAAACGTGAATGCACGTATTATGAACTCCAGACACGTTCTGCAGATGAGCCTATGACAATCTTTATCACGTGTCTAAACTGTGGTAAAGAATGGCGTAATGGTGGCTAAAATAAACCTTATAAAGTTTATAAACTTTTAATTATTTCGTGTTGCAGTTGAATCGTTATAAAATTGTTCGTTATAAAATTGCATATCACTGATAATGGATTTGACGTGTTCTTTTTGAAGAGACAATTCATATTCTTCTTGAGTATCTAATTTATTATTTTTAGTAAAGGTACAATGATGTGCATTGGATTCCCCTGGATACAAATAATCTGCGTAGTGTTTATAATTATTATGTTTTTGTTTTAAGTACGATGCAAAATGCAACTGCCATAGATTTCCATCAATAATTCCCAAATTCGGAATAATTAAATCAACATTATACGAGGCATAATTATATGCATCTTCAACATCTATTTCATCTGATGTAACGAAGTCTTTAATTAAAAAATTATTTTTTTTTCCATACCCATTTTGCACCATAAAATCATAAAAAGAATAATATTTATTTGGAAAGTTCCATTGAACATTTGGTGCAAATCTTTGTTCAATGGAATAATTTCCAGGGCATAACGATAGATAATTAATTGTTTTTAAATTTGGGAATATAATAGGGGTTAAGATATTTTTAATACCATCTTTATTACAATTAACTAATGTTACAGATGATGCATTAGAAAATATAATATTTTGTGGCACAGAAGGGTTATTGTTAAAATTGTAGATACATACATTCATTGTTGTTTCAATATATTTTGAAAAATCTGTGAATAACATACTATTAATTCTATTTGACAACATTCTAATTAACATTAAACAGTAAACCATCTTTAGGCACTAATTGTTTCAGTTTTCAGTTGAACACCTAATTGTAACAATATACGGCGTTTTTTGCTTTCATCTGGAAGAAGTCTATGCGACTCAATTTCTTTAAATGTATTTCGTGGGAAAGCGCACATATTATCCGCTTTTTCTTGTGTAAGTTTCAATTCAATCCTTTTACGAATAAGAGATTGCAATGATTCAGATGTGATACGTTTTTTGGGTACAACTGGAATATCAGAATCTGCTAGTTTAGCCATGTGAATACGCTCATTTTTAGTCGGGTCTCGTGCATAAATTCCAGGTTGTTCATATTGTGATGGTTCTTTTTTTGAGTAATGACGGCGAACTGTTACAGGTGTCCAATCTTGGCAATCCATATTATTCAAATATATATGATTTTCTTAAAGCTCTTTTTAGAAAATCAAATTTTATTTCTATATAAATAATAAGTTGCAAAAATGCAAATGATTACGCAAAATAACGAATATAAAAATATTCCGATTGCTATATCCATATTGCATGAACAAGAATATAGCAATATTTGTTTTAAATTAAAGTTGGTCGACAACAATAGTAAAAGGAGACGTGCATATAGTGAAAAAAATATCAAATATTGTGCAAATGAGTCACCTAATACACGTGATTTATTTAATATAAATCTGTATAACCATAGATGTAAAACTTTAAAGAATCAATAAATCCGTCAATCTCCAATACTCAAATGTGCCGTTTGGCAATGGTCGTTTGATAATAAAAGGAAGCCGTTTCTGTTCTAATTCCATTTTCGCAATATCCTTAACATCAGTAATATGTTTTGGTACAGAAACAAACGGCACCGAACCTTTACTAATCTGATTGGCACGAAGACCGATAATTTTCGTTTTTTCATAATTTGTCAAGAAAGGATAAGTCCGGTGATTGGAATCGGCCGTTTTACCACCAGGTGGTACAAATTGCAATGGAATTTTCGGAATAACTTGTTCAATGTAATCTAAATTACATTCGGGATGTTGTTGATATAGTTTTTTTAGTTCAGGGCGCATCTCAGAAGTATCTGCATCAAATTGTTCTGCGGATTCATCATACTCTTCGTCCCATTCCTGCTCTTCGTCATAATCCACACCAGCTTCAATTAGTTCATCTGCATCCATTTCTAGCTCTAATTATATTAGAGCATTTTAAGCAGTCAATTTTTTTAGTATTTTGATAAAAAATAAGTAGCAATGTATAAAATAATTTAGAATAGATTAAGTATAAATTATATAGTTAATTGCACATAATTAGTACAATTAATAAAAATTGATTCTGTAAGATGTTTGATTAATTATCAGCATAAAGATTTATCATACAATGAATCCAGAGATGACAACTAATTCCACGACATTCCAAGACACGTTAAAGATGTACAGTTCCTTTGATGATATGGAGCTGGAAGACAACCTTATTCGGGGCATTTATGCATATGGTTTTGAAAATCCATCAAAAATTCAGCAATTAGCTATTGTACCAATGAGTAAGCATACAGATATTCTTGCTCAGTCACAGTCGGGTACAGGGAAAACAGGTGCATTTGTAATTGGCACATTGAGTGTACTAGATAGTAATATTAAAGCACCTCAGGTAATTGTTATCTGCCCTACACGTGAGCTTTCACAACAGACTGAGCGTGTCGCACGTTCATTAGGAAGTTATATGGGGCTAAAAGTTCTTTCAGCAACGGGTGGCAATCAAGTTCGCACTGACATTACTGCACTAAAATCGGGTGTACAATTTGTTGTAGGTACTCCAGGGCGTATTTATGATTTGATTAATCGTGGAGACCTATCAATTAAACACGTTAAATATTTGGTATTGGATGAAGCAGATCAGATGCTTGAAGACCTGTTTGCAGAACAAATTAAGGCAATTCTAGACCAAAAATTCCCAGTAGAGACACGATTGGCACTATTTAGTGCAACAATGCCTGAAAATGTAGTTGATATTGCCGAAAAATATCTAAGTGACCCTGTGCGTATCTTGCTACCCCCTGACGAAGTTACATTGGATGGTATTAAACAATATTATGTAACACTGGAACGAGAAGAATGGAAACTACCTGTTTTACTCGAATTATATCAGCAGATTGCAGTCAATCAAGCACTTATTTATGTAAACAAGCGTCAAAAAGCGGAATGGTTGACGAAACAATTGGCCGCACAGGGTTTTACATTGGAGTATATTCATGGTGAAATGGAAGTGGGTGAACGTAAACGTCGTATGGACGATTTCCGTTCTGGTAAAGTGCGTGTTCTGATTAGCACCGATTTACTTGCACGTGGAATTGACGTACAACAAGTATCATTGGTTGTTAATTTTGAGCTTCCAATTCAACATGAAAACTATGTACATCGTATCGGCCGTTCAGGCCGTTTTGGTAAGAAAGGTGTTGCAATTAATTTGATTTCGGGCGATGAATGCAATGTACTAAAAGAGATTGAGAAACATTATTCAACTACAGTACATGAACTTCCTGATAATCTTAGTAATTTAACTTCGCATTGTTAAATCAGGTGTAGAAGTAATACACGAATGAAATTGCATAAAATCATAATTACATAATTAAAAATAATTACATAATATTATTTTTAATTATTATATTATATGGGGGTAACAATTATTGTGATTCTCTGATGTCATGTCTGCAAATAGGACAGTATACACTAGTATGAAGCCATGTATCAATACAGGATGAATGAAAACAATGCGAACAATAATGCAATCTTCTTGCTTGACTGCCAATTTGAATATTATCTTGACAAATCGCACATACATCATCAGGAATATTTTCATTTGTTACATCAAATGATGTTGTTGCTGTTTGAATTACTTCAGCAGGAGTTCCAACAATTACTCGTTCGTTAAAGAATGATTCTAAATTAATTGTATTTAGTCCATTTAATACATCATTCATTGCAATTGCAAAAGGGTTGGGTACATTATTTGGAGACAAGATTCTTTCAAGGTCAATACGGACACGTGTATTATCTGTTGTAGGAATACTATATCGTCTACCATCTACTACATAAGTAGCCTCAAACAGATTTCTGATAAGTCTGGGATTGAAATTGAAATTGCCAGTTTCATCAATTGTATCATTATCAGAATCAATACCGTCTTCAATAACAGTTTCATCTGCATGTTCATTATTTGCATGTTCATTAACCACATTCTCATTGACGGGATTATTTATTGGGTTTTCATCGTGTTCATTATTTTCATCATTTACATTTAGAACAAACGAATATGCGTATTGTACACGAGGAGGAAGACCAGTTAATTGTGGTGAGTTAATAGAGGGAGAATTTGGACGATTATCTGATGTATTTTGCTCAACTGAAGATGTTGACTCCGTATTTCTAAATATTGAGTCAAACACTGTATTAATCAAAGTGATTCCATAGTCTATATCATTTGGTGAGCCATTTGGTGGAGGAATTGGTAATGGATGGCTAGTAGATTGCAAATTGGGTGATGTGTTATTTAATGAATTAGATGGTACACTATTAAGATATCCAACTAAGTTCCGAGCGTATACATCTTCTGGTTGAGTTCTAATTGCTACTTCTTGAATATATGAAAACACATCTGCAATATTTCTAAAACGGCCAGAATTATAAAGGAAATCTGGAAAATAATTATGAATATCATTTAGAATCTGAATATTATATGCATTTGGTTGCGTTGTCATCTTGGAAAATATTATAATACGTAGTGTATATTAGTTGATATGAACTTAAGAAATTTGCACATTCAATTTTATATAGACTTATAATACAATGGATGCACCTATACAACAAACTAATGAATCAAATGATATATCATTAAAGGGTGTTGTTGGTATACAAAATATGGGAAATACATGTTATTGTAATTCAACTATTCAACTACTCAGGTCTTGTTCTGAATTAAATAGAATATTTCTTATAAGAAATTTTATAGAAGAATTTAAAGATACAAATAATAACCAAGTGCAACGGTCTATATTATTGGCATACCAGGATATATTAAAATCTCTCTGGTCTTCAAATAAACCAGCGTATGTTCGCCCCAGTGGGTTTATATCAGAAGTACGTAGAGCAGTAAATGGCAGTGTGTATGAAATGTTTGGACTACCAGTTCCAAATGATAGTCACGAATATTTAGTATATCTCCTTGATAATTTTCACGAAGCACTTAAATTGACAGAAACAGACCATATTGAAAAAGAACTCCCTGAAAATGCATCTGATAGTGAAAAGATGGTAATAATGTCTGAAAACGGGTGGAACATATTTTTGTCTAAAAACAACAGCGATATTGTTGCATTATTTTTTGGAATGTTACGAAAGACAATTCATTGCACTTTCTGTAAAAATAATACTTATCAATGGGAGATATTCAATTCATTAAAGATTCCGTGTGAGGGAAACACATTGTATGATTGGATAAGTCAAGAAATGAAGGATTCGGAAATTGAAGGTTATCATTGTGATAATTGTGAAAAACTAACACCAGGAAATAATAAACATTTGGCAACAACAAGTACACATATTTGGAAATTACCCAAATATTTATTCATTACAATGCGTCGGTTTAGTTATGATGGTAGAAAAAACACATCAATGTGTAATTATACAGGTGATAACATCTGTTTATCGAATTATTTTGCACCCGAATCTATTGATCCAAGTCGCAACTATATGTACGAAATACGTGGTGTATCAGACCATCACGGGTCTCATTTAGGAGGGCATTATACTGCACAATTCAAACATCCTTTATCAAATGAATGGTGGTGGTTTGATGATGAAAGTTCACACAGATTGGACGCATTTAAATGCATGTCCTCTAATTATATAATGTTATTTAGAGCAATTAATACGTAATTTTACACATTTCTGAACTATTTAATAATGTTGTAAAAATAATTATTATATATATGCGAGTATTTGATGAATAGTCGCATAGATTTAACTATAAATTATTACTAAACCAATTCGGAATAATTATTCCGACGGCATATCAAAATACAATTTTACAATATGGTAATGATATACATCCATATACCCATCCGAATAAATCCATTATATGAGGCCCGATGTCAAAACCGGCAACAATCACCTTATTAATATTTTGCATATTTGGATATCCATCTTCACCAAATAAACATTTATTTGCTAATTCTGATGCATCACTAATGAGTGTATTTATGTGGACAATATTATTATTTTCAGATTCAAATATATTATTAATTTTTACAAGAATAGATATCAAAGATTCAACATCTGTATCCAACATTTGCATCCATATAGTATGATTATAGTATTATCTAGGAATTTAAGCTAATATATTTTATCAAGTTATCCACTTCTCTATAAATTGAATCATCCAGATTATTGATTAGTAAATAATCGTTTTTTCTGTCAATTAAGTTATATTCAGAAATATCATCAATTGGACTTTTAGATTGATGGATATTTTTAACACACACTGTTATTATATTAGATTCTGGAAAGGATTGTATTATAAGGTCTAATTCATTCTGATATCTCCAATCGGTTATTACAATATCAACGTCTTTATTTAATCTATAAAGTGTTGTAATATCTTCACAGCATTTTTGTGCAAAGATATCAATGTCTTGATTTTGAAGAATCAATGCTTCGTCGATAAGTATTTCTCTAAATGTTCTATTTAGAGCATCATTTTCGCAAATTTGTAATTTTCCAGATTGTGAATGGAGTACATCTATGGAACAATTATATTTTGCAGCGACAATTTTTTTCAAAGGGTCTGCAAAAGCAAATCGTCTGTATCCGTGTTCATTGCATAATATTTTACCAATATAATCTTTCCCAGATTGTGAAAATCCACGAATCATAATTATTTTCATCTATAATACTTTATTCGGTACAATTGTTTAGGTCAAAAGTTGTATTAATTAATACTTCTTATAATTAGATATAATGAGAAACTTAAGGAAAACAAGGAAATACGGTGGTTTATCTGTCACGACGGTAATGGATTGTGTTTCTCCGCATACAACTTCAGATAAATGTATAAATGCATTTTTAGAGAGAGATGGGTTTATTAGAATAAAAACACCTCCTGATGGGAATTGTTTTTATCATACACTAACTAAATTCCTGCAACTTACGCAACGCCCACCCCCTCCAAATAATATACATTTGGAACTTCGTGAAAAGGTTGTTTCAAAGATGGAAGAAAATATAGATGATATAATTCCATATTTGGTTATTAATAATAGTAATATTAATAATTCAAATAATAATGCAAACGTCAGACGATTTAGTAAATATTTGGAAGAACTTGATAGTTTACGGGGAGACGGAGAATGGAACAGTGATTCGGCAGATTTGGTGTCACAATATGCAGCAAAAGCATTAAATATGCGAATTAAAATTTACGATATTAAATCTCCAGAAAAATCTAGAAAAATATTGTCAAAACGTCTTAATAATGGTACTAAAATATATGAAGATATTCCAGCACAACCGAGAAAGATTGTTTGCTATACTTTTGAACCTGAAGTTGATTTAGGTATAACAGTGCAAATGCTACGAATTGGCGATTCACATTATGAATTACTGTATCCACAAACTGCACCTGTTGTACCACCTCTTCGTAGAAGAGTAACTATTAAGAAGTCTTTAAATAAAAAAGAATCAAATGTGAAAAAATATGGGACGAATAAATCCCGTATGGATAAATCAAGGCATACAAATAAACCATTTACAAGGTTGAAGCCTAATAATCAAGCGGAATTAGAAAGTAATTTAATGAAGATTGCAATACAGGAATCAAAAGCATCACAAAATAGATTATCAAATGACTTTTTCAATGCATTGAGTTCTGTGGATTTTAATAATATTTAGTTATTGCGGGTAGTCGTTATACGATTAATTAAATATACATTCCAATTGGTGGAGAATTATCAGTCTCTTTCTTTTTAATAAATAAGCGTACATGTTCTTGTTTAACAATAAATGGTAATGAGAAATCCTTGATATAAAATGGAAGTTCAGGCGAGTTGAACATTCGTAACATATTAATTTTCTGTGTAACTTGTTCAATGCAACGTTTTAATTCACGAACACCTTTTTCTTCATTAGCGTATTCTTCAATAATATAAGTTAGTATATCTTTGGAAACAGCAATACGTTCTGTTAAATTTACTTCCTGCATCGCAGATGGCAATAAATGTTGCTGTGCAATCACTGTTTTTTGTTTAACATCATAACCTTTCAAGTTGATAACCATCATACGGTCTAGCAGTACTTTATCTATCTTATTAATATCATTTGCACTAAATACGAACATTACCTTGCTTAGGTCAATTGGTATACCTGATAAATATTTGTCTTCAAATTCCCCATTTTGTACTGGGTCTGTTAAATGAATTAATAAATTCATAATTTCTTCGCCTTTAGGTGTCTGTGATATTTTATCAATTTCGTCGAACATAATAACTGTACTCATTGATTTAGATGAAATGAGTGAATTAACAATTTTGCCACAATGTGATGATTCATATACAAGTTGATGACCTGTATAAGTACTTGCATCAGAATCGCCTCCTAAAGAAATAAATTGGAATGGCCATCCGAGTGCTTTAGCGATACCATTTTTAATAATTGTAGTTTTTCCAATTCCAGGAGGACCAACTAGTAATAAACTTAGGCCACGATGTTCTGGATTAGCAATTTTTGTACTAATAAATTGCATAATCTGCAATTTGGATTCATCCTGGCCATACACTGCGCTATCCAGATGTTTTTTTGCTGTTCTCATAAACTCTCCACATTTCTCGTTACCGTCTTCTAATCTAACTGGAATATCTTTATATATTCCAAATGGAATGCTAACAACCTTATCAAGCCAAGAGCGTAATTTAAAGTATTCGTTACTTGATGTATCAAGAGATTGAAGATTATTATATTTTGAAAGTATCATTCCTTGAATTTGTTGTGGTAATTTAAGTGTTAATATTTTTAACATAAGACCAATACCAGTATCATTTGCAGTTGGACGATTTTCTAGAGCTGTAATAAGCTCTTTTTGTTTAGTTTCGTCTAATGCTTTAAATTGTGTAATTTGCGTATCAATTGTATTATCTTCGGACGGAAGTGTAAGTAATTTAACAAATTGTTGTACATTTTTTGTTTCTTTTTTCATATTATATTTTCGTGGAATCATAGGATTTCCACTTGATGTACTACTTAATGATAATACGATTCCACTGAATTCCTTATCTGGTCTACTAGCTGACTTGCGATGAGGAATGGGCTTGATATGTGGTTCATTTTCGGTTGAAATACTTGATGTATCAGATAATGTTTCAGAGTCAGTATCGGATTCATCTGAATTACTGGACACATCTTTATCGGACTCATTATCTGAATTTGATTCTTCTTCATCATCATCATCTTCATTTTCATATTCTTTTTCGTATGCTTTTTTAAAATGTTTAAATGTGCTTGTTTCGGATGAACTTTTTGAAGTAGGGCTGATTTTGGATGATACTTGTTTAATAATTTTATTAAATGGATATTTACGTTTTGACACTGTCTCAGCTTTCTTAGTAATAGGGTGTGGCGTATTATTTATAGGCTGTTTTAATGTATTTTTGGAATCAGAATTTTCATTAGAAACAATTTGTTTAATCTTTTTACGTGCAATAATCGCCGCCTTTCTTTTTGGGCGCTGGAAATGCACTGATTCTGATTCAGATGTATAATCATAATCAATCAAATCTTTAATATTTCCTTTACTATCAACACTACTGTCATCGCTATCAGATTCATCGCCACGATGAGATTTTTTATTAGAAGATTGTTTAATATCACTCTTTGTCATTATTCAGGATATATATAGTAGCCGTTTATATTACTGTATATTGTTAATATTATAATGTCAAATTTATTAATGTTAATATATTAAGATTGTTATTTATTTAATATTAAAAAATATTAAATAAATAAAGGTATAGAATTATACGTTACTAAGTAAGTTAATTACAAATCAATGACAATAATTGTTATATGCAATAGTTAATATATGTTTATGATTTGCGTGAAATCGTCTTAATAGTTTTTGCTGTACCATAATTAACTAGTTTGGCTGTTTTTTTAATACGTCTTGTAGTATTGTTAAAAATACGTGTAAGTGATTTCTTAAATGAATTCATCGCACTTTTAGATGCTTTAATAGTTTTTGGTACAAATGCCGTATACGTTTTTATACGCATTTTATTTGTTTTATGCGATTTATTATGTTTTAATGTTTGTCGTTGGCGCATTACTAATACATAATGATAATTTAAAATTTCAAGATTCCTTCATAAATATCAAGGAATGTAAACCGAGATTTGTTGCTGATTCCATTATTTACAGGATTTCTTACACCAAGAACTTTAATACGCTCCAGAGTATCTCCTTTTAATGATTGGCGAATTACAATAATCATTGAATCATCATTATATGTTTCATCTGTTGCATCCGATTTCTGAATTGCTTTCATAATTTTCATTAAACAATCCGCATATTCCTCATTTAATTTAATTGCATCAGCAGATTTACTCTTAAGCTCAACTTGAGAAAGAATTTTATTAACTGTTTTCATAAACGTATTAATGTTAATAACTTCATACTTAATAAGTTCAGCGAGGAATTGTGAATATCCACGACGATATTTCTTTTCAACATTACGTTTACAAACTTCATTATAATTATCAGTCCCAGTTTCATGAACATCATCGAAGATTTCCATATATTCAGTGTATAATGTAGCCATTTCTGTTAATAATACTGGATACTTTGAACTTAATTCACTCAATAGTTTTGCGTATAGAGGACAGAACATTTCTTCACTCGCTGCCTTTTCAAATACAAGTTTCATGAAGCATTTTATCATATCAGTTTGTCCACTGTCGATAATATGAGTAATAAATTCCTTAATCTCATCATAATTCAATTCGCTGAATTTATTGAGTTTTCCAAGAAGAATTGTATTAAGAATTGTGTCATCAACATTCTCTGTATTCTTCTTAAACTTACTAACATATTTGGGATGTGCTGGGCGAAATCCATCTGAATTTACGGAATCTTTATGCGTTTCCCAAGTATCTGTAGTCGTTGATTCTCCACATCCTGTATTACATTGTTTATTTTTACTACCAAATGCATTATGACTTGTTTGATTGGTATTTTTATCATCTGTATCACGGTAATTTCCACGATGATTATAATTATAGTTATTATTATTCCCAGAATATGACGAGTATCCTGTGCGATGGCTTGAATTATTAGGTTTGGATGACCCACCACGCCAATCTACTTTTTTCCAACCACCAGTATCAGTCCCTCCTTTAATACAATCGTGGATAATTCCGATTGATTTAAGAGTACTTGAAGGGACTTTTACTTCCCGGATGTCACTCTTTAGGGAGCGAATATATTGAATGTCTTGGATAATAGATGTCATTATTTACTACTATGAACTAACTTTTAGGTTGTCTTGGATATATACAGAATTGCAAGATGAATGCATAAATGCAATTTTCTACTTTAGGGTTTTTAACTTTCAATTTTTATTGATATGCAATGTGTAATTTATTTAATTTAAAATAGTCTAGATGACATAAGATGAGTTCAATAGATTCGGTATTGGATACTGCAGAATTTTCTAAGTGGATTGGTCTTCAAACACAAAGTGCAAAGGAACATTTTAATAATCAAGTATCTGATTGGAAAACAGATTGTAATTTGTTGAATTCTTTAAGTACCCGCTTTCGTAAATTTAAGGTTGCACTTAAAAGCAATTCTGACTTTTATCCTAAATGCAATGATATATTTAATGAAATAGCAGTATCAGAAAAAACAATAAATGGCCTTATTACTGATAATTCCGAACTTGAAAAGGAATCATATAATGAAATATTGTTTTTGCGTCCAGTGCTAAAACCCCTCAATTTCATCCCGTCGTTTTTATTTTTATGGTCGTTTATCCGTGTATATCTTTTACCTGGATTATCATTTATTGTTCCTTTTTTAACCCTCATTGCTCCATATATTGTTCTTAAATTTGCATTTAATCTACCAATAACATTGCAGAATTATATGAATATTCTTCAATCAATGATGTCGGGTAAGGGTATTAATACGGATAATTATGTGGGATTTTCTCCTGTAAATTTTATTAAACAATTTGGAGTAGTACTAATTACATTCATTCAAGGAATCATTCAGCCATATTGGTCATACAAACATTTGAAATCTGTTGATAATATTATTATGGAAAAAGGGAAAGCAATTTTGAAATTCAAGGAATTATATAACAAATTAAAAGACACTCTTTGCAACAATGGATTTAATTTCTTTAAATCCCCAATTCCTGATATTAAGGGTGAGAGAGACGCTGTAGCAAGTGTTATTCTTAATCCATCATATTACAAATTGGCTTTAAAGTATATTGGGGCAATTGAAGTAATTATACGTTTGGCAAATAATTCCGAAATTAATCCAGTGAAATGGATAACATCTGCTATGCCTGTATTTAAAATAGAGGATACTTTTGACTATCAAGTAGCGGTGGATTCCAGAAAAAAAGTGTCAATTGATTTTTCTACAAAACATCATGCATTATTGACAGGGCCAAATAGAGGTGGCAAATCCACCGTATTACGTGCATTGTCTGTATCCGCTTTATTGGCACATACGTTTGGATGCTCACATGGATTTGCTACAATGACTCCGTTTTATAAAATGTTTGTTTGTTTAAAACCTGATGACCTACCAGGAACAAAATCCAGATTTGAACGAGAAGTTGAGTTTACAGCAAATACATTAAATCATAATAACCCTATGTTGGTTTTTATCGATGAATTATTTCATTCAACAAATCCGCCTGATGCACTAAGAAGTTGTCAAATATATTGCGATAAATTATGGAGAAAACCACAAATAATTAGTGTAATTAGTACACATTTATTTGATTTAGTTGAACAAAGTAATTCAGAAATACAGAAATTATGTTGTCCAGCGTATATAGATAAATCTGGAAATATTGTTTTTGAATATTCATTGAAACAAGGTATCTGTAAAGTAAGTAGTGTTGATGAACTGTTGAGGAAAAATAAGCTACTATGAACTAATATTAGGGTGGTGTGCGCCAGAATATTATCCAAATTTCCGTATAACACGACAGAATGACATCTTTGAGTGATACTCTTACTGTTGGATTAGTATTGATGCTATTATTTGGTTCAATAGCATTATATTTATATACTCGTATTCAACAAGCTG